ATGAAAATAACAATTAAGAGTATTCACATCGAGAATTTCAAGGGAATCAAGATGCTTGACGTGACTTTCTCGGGCAAAACGAAGATCAGCGGACAGAACGCCGTAGGAAAGACAACGATCTTTGATGCGTTTACATGGCTGCTTTTCAACAAGAACAGTTCAGGAGAGGAAAAGTTTAATGTACGACCACTGAACGAAGGGATGCGAGTTGATAATGTGGAGATCAAGGTGTCTGCCATTTTGGATGTAGATGGCAAGGGAGTTGAACTTTCCAAGACACAGAAACAGAACTGGGTTAAGAAGCGTGGAACCGATACGGCAGTATTGCAGGGGAATGTTAATTCGTTTGAGATTGACGGCTATCCGAAGAGTGAAGCGGATTTCAAGGCTTATGTTTCGGAATTGGCACAGAGCGAGGAAATGTTCAAAATGCTGACTAATCCGCAGTATTTTTCTTCTTTGAAATGGAAAGACCAGAGAGATATTCTGATGAAACTTGTTTCAGATGTTTCAGATGTTTCAGATGTAGAGCTGGCACAGACGGACGCGAAGTATGCGCCATTGCTTTCAGAATTGGAGAAAGCACCGTCTACGGATGATATTAGAGCAAAATTCTCCAAAGCATTGAGCGAGTGGAAGAAGAAACAGGCAGAGATTCCAGTCCGAATTGACGAAGCCATGAAATCCAAGGTTGACATCGATGTTGCAGAACAGGAACTTGCGAAAACAGACTTGGAAACCAAAATTGCAGATATTGATGCGAAGATCAAAGATTCTGACGGAGTAATGATGGAGTTAGGACGTGAAGAAATGCAGCTGCAGTTTGATATGTCTGGAATTATGCAGACTATGAATCGCGATCTGACAAACAGGAGAAGCGAGATCGAAGCAGAATTACGCGATTTGCAAAACGAGATGAAGCGATTTGCAGATACTATTGCTTTGAAAGAGAGACAGGTTTCAGAAAGCGAGACGGTTATTTCCAATGCTGATTCAGAGCGAAAAAGGCTTGGAGAGAAGTACAACGCAGAAAAAGCAAAGGCTTTTGATGAATTCCCATATCTGTTTGATGAATCCGAGTGGGTATTTGATGAAAACAGCACCGTTTGCTCATTGTGTGGTCAGAAGTTGCCGGAAGATAAAATAGAGAAGTTAAAGGCTGATTTTGAAAGCAGAAAGCGGAAAGCCAAGGCGGATGCAGAAGAAAAGTTAAAATCAGAAAAGATCAGATTTGACACAGAAAAGAGAACAGCACTGAACAGATTGGTTGCTATCGGCACAGAGAGAAAAAATCTTATCACAAAATTAAGGGATGAAAATGCCAAAGCAAAGGAAGAAATAAAGTTTTTAAAGGAACAGGAGCAGGAAGATATTGCAAAAAAAGAAAAGCTCTGCCAGCAGTTATCATCGATTCCGGAAATTGCCGATTATTCGCAGAATGAAGAGTATGTGAAGATGAAAGCAAGGCATGACGAAGTTCTGGAAGAAATTGAAAAGATGAACGCCAATGGAGAGGATGCAGCAGTTGAATCCTTAAAATCTGAAAAAGAAGAGTTGCAGGAACGTCTTTATGATGTAAACAAAATCATTGCAAAGGCATCTATGAATGTTGAGATTGACGAGCGTATTTCCGAGTTGCAGACAGAGCAGAAAGAGATCGGGCAGAAAGTTGCCGATCAGGAATACATTCTTTACCTGTTGGAAGAGTTTATTCGTTTCAAACTCAACAAGGTTTCTGAATCAATCAACAGTCACTTCAAGACCGTAAAGTTCAAGCTTTTCGATATGCAGTTAAACGGAGGTATGAAAGATTGCTGCGAGTGTACCGTGGGTGGTGTCCCATATTCATCTTTGAACAGCGGACATAAAATTGTAGCCGGGCTTGACATTATTCGGTCTCTTAGCGAGTTATACGGCGTTAGCGTGCCGATTTTTGTGGATAACGCAGAGAGCTTAAATGATTTCAATGTGCCGGATATGGATATGCAGTTAATTCTTCTGACAGTAACAGAGGACAAGCAGTTGAAAGTGGAGGGCGTGTAGGATGGAAACGTTAGGGAAAATTTTAAGCATCGAAGAAATAACGAATGTATCTTTAGAAAATACCGGTTCGTTAAATGGTAGCAATGGGTCTAGGCTTGGCATCATGCAGAAAATGAGCGTTTTAATGGGCGGTGCATCTTATGATGGGTACAAAGTCAAAACGGATAAGCATGAATTTCTTTTGCTGATTGACAATGGACAATGTTGTTGTGAAAGCTGGGGATATTTCTACTTAAATGATGATGAACAGGAGTTTATAGGTTCAGAATTAAGAGCAGTAAATCTTACAGATAAGGCTCTTAATAAGAAAAAGGTAGATGAATCAGGCTATTACGAAGATTGCGGCGGTATTCAGTTTGTCGACTTTGAAACAGATAAAGGCACATTACAATTCGCAGTCTACAATGCACATAACGGCTATTATGGTCATCCAATTATATTCGCAAAGGATAAAGAAATTTTCTATCAGGATACATTGTAGAAAGCGAGGGAGTTTAGATGGGAGAGAGTATTAAAACATACAAAGGATTTAATAAAGATATGACTTGTCGTAACTTTCAGTACGAAGAAGGAAAGGAATACGCGGAAGAAAGCGTAGAAGTTTGCGATCATGGATTTCACGCTTGCGAGTATCCGCTGGATTGCTTGAATTATTATTCTCCAAATGAAAGCGTATACCACGAGGTAGAGCAGAGCGGAGAAATCCAGAAACATAATGATGATACTAAGGTAGCATCTACAAAAATTAAGATCGGAGCAGAAATCAGTATTGCTGGACTGGTTAAAGCTGCAATCGAATATACGGTAAAAAGAGTGAATAAGGAAGCTGAAAGTGATGAAAATCACGGAGCATCCTCGGCAACCGGATACTGTGGAGCATCCTCGGCAACCGGATACAAGGGAGCATCCTCGGCAACCGGATACAATGGAGCATCCTCGGCAACCGGATACTTGGTATACGATTGAAAATGGAGAGATTGCGGAGGTATCGGAATGAGAAAAAGGATTGCAAGTGCTTTTACAATTGTTCTGCTGACGTTAAGCCTTGCAGGATGCGATATTGCTTCTTGGGGGAGCGGCATAAATGACATTAAAGGTCAGCTTGTTGGTAATTCGTTTGAGTGCCAGTTTTATGACAACTACGGAGAAAGATTTTTGACGGCAAGCGGAACAAAAATAGGAATGACAGGTAATGTCATTGAAGAAAGCAAAATCGATTCTACCGACGGTTCTTCATCAATTGAGTACAGTTTATCATCTGTTGTGACAATCAATATTGATGGAAAACAGATACAGAGTTGCGGAGACACCATTATATTTTCTGAAAGTGGCTTGATGCCTGATGCGGAGTTTCAGTTATCAGATATTCGGAGCAAAACAGGAGGAAGTTTTTCGGAAAATACGGCTATTTCTGGAATTGTAAACGAGTACAAAAACTTTTTTGGAAAAGGGCAGGTAGTTGTAATCCAAAGCCAGTTAGGTGTCCCGATTTGCGCATACTCTGGAGACGATGTGTATTGGGAGGTCAGAAACGATTTGCCGAAAACAACGAAACTCATGATTGATGGAAAGGCTTTGTATATCCATAGAGCAAATTTCCAGATTATTGACAAGGAATTGATTGAATAGGAGGTCTCAAAATGAATTACATAAAAGCAAAATATCCAAACCAGAGCCGGTCATATATATTTGCTACATCAGACGATGTAAAAGCCGGAGACATGGTTTTAAATGCCAAAGGCGCAAAGCTGAAAGTTGCGGATGAATCGGTGGATATGAAGTGGGTGGACACCTACGGTGCTGATAAGGTGGCAGTTGTGAAGAAGTGTGAAGAACCGGAGAAACGGTATATTGTCGAGCGTGAGTTTGAACATGCAGGCTACAAATGTGTTGTCATATTTGGAAATGTCGGGCACAGATGCGGTTATGTCGGTATTCCAAAGAATCATCCGTTATACGGAAAAGATTACGGCGATCACCTTGAAATCAAAAAATCTGATGTTGTAGACAGAGCGGTAAGTGGAATTTTCCCTTTGATCGGTGCTTGCCTTGACGAGGACGAGAGAATCCGCATCGAAGCATATTTTCAGTGCCACGGCGGTATTACATACGCAGGCGGTGGAGAACATTCAGATTATCCGATTGAAAGTGATTTGTGGTGGTTCGGATTTGACTGTGCGCACTATGGAGACGCGGATGATTTGGACCGTGCAATAGATTTGTTTCCAAGTAAAAAGGACATGTATTTGTTAAAGAAAAGGGTAACGAGTAGATATCCGATTGATGAGGCTGTCATTCGCACGGAGGAATATGTCACGGATGAATGCAAGAAGTTAGCGGAACAGTTAAAAGAATTTGAAGAAAGCGAGGAATAGATATGGTTATCAAAACAAAGAGATTTTATGTAAATAGTAAGTCATGCAATGTAGAACTTAAGAAAGAGGGTGTTGATTACCTTGTGATAGTTGATGGCAATGTGTATGCAAAGACTCCAAACGATTTGTATGCGGTGCAGAAATTTAACGAGATTTAAGGAAAGGACAGGTGAGTAATTATGGCAGAAGCAAAGAAGCAGGAAGTGGCGTCACAGGGAAAACAGGAAATGAATACACAGCTTTCTTATTATGCGAACCAGTACACAGGACTTATGGAGCGTGATTTTGCGGAGCATGGACTTGTGTTTGATGATTATTCCAAGCAGTGCGCTATGGCATCTATGAGCGCGATTTACAACCTTGTTACATCCAACAAAGCCGCTATGAGCAACTTGAATGGTTCTAATTTGAGACAGGTTATTGGACAGGTATCAAGCCTTAGACTTAACGCCAATGCTGTGCCAAGAGAGTGCTATTTCCAATTGAGAAGCAAGCAGGACGCAAACGGAAACTGGTACAAGGAAGTAGAAATGGGAATCGAAGGAGACGGAAACGATGCGCTTCTTCGCAACTTTGGTGTTGATGTTAAAAAAGTATATCCGGTATGGCTTGTGAAAGAAGGGGATGAGTTTACATATCCGAAGCATAGAGGCGTTGAAGTTACGCCGCCGGAGTGGGAAGAAAAAGGATTGTCACAGAAAGTAATTCGTGTTGTTTATCCTGTTGAAATGAATGATGGGAAAATTGAGTACATGATTGCAGAGCGTGAAAGCGTAAAAGGAAATCTTTTCGCTCATGTCCGTAATAATCTTTTGAATGAAACTTTCGGTTTACTTGGAACAAAAAAAGATAAGAGTGGAAAGGTTGTACCCAGAACGAGATATGATGCTACGGATGAAGAAAAGAAAGCTATCGCAGAAAAGAAAAATGAAATTCTGAAAGCACTTTTAGGCTGTAAGACTATTGAAGATATGCTTGCTTGTGAAGTTGCAAGACCGTACATGAGTGCCGCATGGCTTGATACATCGGAATCCATGATTGTTCGTAAGATGCGTAACAATGCAATCAAAAAGCATCCAAAAGACCTCAATGCCATCGCAAAACAGTCTCTTATGCAGATGGATGAGACCTATCAGCAGACACAGGAAGAAATTGCAGAAAACGCAAATACAGAGGATTTTCCTGTTGAGCCGGAAGTTTCCGAAACTGTGGAAGACCCAAAGATGGCAGATAAACCGGAAAAGGTAGAGACGGAAGTTGCTGAGAATGACAATGATTTTCCGGACTTCATGAAGTAGGAGGATAGAATGAACATTCCAAAATCTGAATTGAGTAAGCAAGATGCATTGCACCTATGGATTACTTGCCGTTCGGAGTACGCCAAAGAGCAAATGATCCTTACAAATTACGGAATTGTCTTTTTTGTTATGCGACGTTTAGGAATTCCAGCGTTTGATGAAGATATGTTTCAGATTGGTTCCATTGGACTTCTAAAGGCTATTAACACCTTTGATGCTTCAAAAGGATGTTTTTCTACATATGCTTTTCCAATTGTGAGAAATGAACTGCTTATGGAATTCCGGAAAAGTAAAAAATCAGTAAATGCAGCATTTTCATTAGATGATAATGTGGATATAGGAAATGGCGAAAGCGTTTCTTATGCTGAAATGATAGCAGATCGTAATGATTATGAAGAAAATACAGTTAATTCCATGCTTGCTCAACAGATTTTTGAGGAATTGAGTTCGAGAGAACAACGTATTTTTATTATGTTTTTTGTGGAAGGGAAAACGCAACAAGAAATATCTGAAGCACTTGGAATTTCACAATCCTATATTTCAAGGATCATTAAAGGAATAGGAAAAATAAAAAAGAAAGGAAGAAAAGCCAAATGAGAGTTATTAGCCAGGACGGCACGATGGATGTGCCTTATGAAATCAGTTCTTTTTCTATGGCATGTGGGAAATATAAAGATGTTTGGTGTGCGGCTGTTTATTGTCATAACAGCTATACGGCGGCAGGAACTAAAATGGCTGAATACAGTTCAAAAGAAAGGGCAAAGAAAGCCATGGAAGAATTAAGAATGGCTTATATGTGCCATAATCTTGTAAAGATGGGATATGCGCCTCCAAATAATATTACTGAGAAACTCACTATGGGTTTGAGTGGAGTATTTGAGTTTCCGGCGGATGAAGAATTGGAGTAGCATATGAAAGTTGTTTCATTTTTGGAATTGGTTCAGAAAGGCATGGATGATAATATTTTCAATTTATGTAAAAAAGAAGGTGGATTAAGTAGAAGACTGGAAGAAGACCGGTATAAAAAGCAGAGAACGTGTTAAGAAGCGCGGCGAGGTGTTTACACCCGATTGGATGGTAAGAAAGATGTGCGATATTCTTGAAGATGAAAATGGCGGAAAGGAATGTTGGAGAGGAACGGTCTTAGAGCCAGCTTGTGGAACAGGGAATTTTCTAATCGAAATTCTAAAAAGAAAATTAGAAATAGGAATGACACAGGAAGAAGCAGCAAGCACATTGTTTGGAATTGATATCATGCAGGACAATGTTGATGAGTCAATAGAAAGACTATCTGAAATAGCTCCGGACGCAAGGAGTATTTTTGAAAAGAATATTGTATGTGGAAATTTTCTACATCCTAAAGGTGTATGGTTCTTGGAGGACTGAGTATGGAGGATTGGCATACGAGAAACAAAGGAAAAGGGCTTTGTCCGGATTGTGGAGCTGTGAAGGAAAATCCGAACTCATACAGATGTAACAAATGCCAAGAATACCATCATAATTACTATGTTGAATCAAAGAAGTTTTTCGTTGCTATGGGAATTTGCCCCAAGTGTCACAAAGAGCCAATTTATGGTAATTACAAATCATGTGCATCATGCAGGGGAAAAAGAAGGGAAACTCGTGGTGTTCAGATTAAGACACAAACAGAAAAATGTAGGGCAAAAGAAAAATACGAAAGCAGAAAAGCTAACAGAATATGTGTGATGTGTGGAAAGAGGAAATCTGAAAAAGATAGAACTATGTGCCACATATGTTCAAAGAAAGATAATGCAAGGAAAACCCAATATGGAATATCAGAATACAGAAGAGAAAACGGGCTGTGTCTTTGGTGCGGTAATCAGGTCGAAAATGGGAAGATGTTTTGCAGTGGTTGCATGGAGAAAAAAAGAGAGATTTTAGTTTATGCCAGAAGTTGCAGACATATGGAAAATCACGCATGGAAGAAGGACAACAGATTGATATTCAAAGAAAGCAAGGTGGTATAAATGGTACTTAAAGTCTTAGGTTCCGGTTCATCCGGCAACTGCTATATTCTGGAGAATGAAAACGAAGCCTTGATAATCGAAGCTGGGTTGCCATTCATGGAAGTCAAGAAAGCACTGGATTTCAATGTGATGAAAATTAAGGCTGTGATTACTACCCATTTCCATACTGACCATAGTCTTTATAGCTTACAATATGTGCAAGCTGGCATTCCTGTTTTTGAACCATGCAGACAGCCGATAAAAGATTCTGAAATGCGTTTTATAAAAGGAAATTTTGACATAAGAGCATTTGAAAACCGTGATAAATCTGGAAGATGGCTACATAACAACGGAGACGGTTCAGAGTGTCCGTGCGTTGGGTTTTACATTACGCATCCAGATATGGGAAGCCTTGTGTATGCAACAGACACAGAATACGTCAAATGGCGATTTAAGGACATTAATCACATCATGGTGGAAGCCAACTACGATATGCAGTTTGTGAACCGAGAAGAGCCAAATTACGAGCACAGATTAAGAGGTCACATGAGCCTGCCAACGGCGCTTAAATTTATTTCTACTAACGATAATCCGGCATTGCGAAATGTTGTTCTAATTCACTTATCAGATAAATCAGCAGATTCGGCATTATTCAAACAAAAGACAGAAGAAACAGTTAAATATGGATCAGATGTTTACGTGGCGGAACGTGGATTAGAGGTCGATATGAACCTTTACCCGTTTTAAGGAAGCGAGGAATAAGTGAATGAATAAAGTGATTTTAATGGGAAGATGCACCAAAGACCCGGAAGTAAGATGGTCGCAGGGCGAGAAGTCAACAGCTATCGGTAGAATTACTCTGGCGGTTGACCGGAAATTTAAGCAGGATGGACAGCCAACGGCAGATTTTATCAATTGTCTTGCGTTTGGTAAAAGAGCAGAGTTTCTTGAAAAATATTGCAAAAAGGGAACAAAGCTTGTAATTGAAGGAAGCTGGCAGACCGGAAGTTACACCAACAAAGACGGTAATAAGGTGTACACCAATGAGTGTTTGATCGAAAGCTGTGAATTTGCAGAGAGCAAACAGGCTTCGCAGGACAACGGAAGTTACAAACCGCAGCCTATGACAGATTCGGATGGTTTTATGAATATTCCGGATGGAATTGATGAAGAGTTACCTTTTACTTAAAAATGACTCGGATAAATCAATGGAAGGGAGATATGTATGTTATTGATCGAGGACAAAGGCCAGAAAGAGGGTCAGCACATACTTAAGAATCGCTATTTTGATCGTAATGACATAGAGGTGCTGCGAGCACCTCTTCCAGTTGGAGATTATGTTATCGCGGAAGGAACCGTTCTTGACGTTATAAGACGAAAGTCAGCAAGAAAGATGGAAGTTAAGAAGATGGACTTTATTGGAAGCTACAAGGTTGCCGTAGATACCAAGAAGGACATGCAGGAGATTACGGGAAACGTCTGCGGGAAACAGCATCCAAGGTTCCGAGACGAGTGTATTTTGGCGCAGAACAACAATATAGCACTGTATGTTTTGGTTGAGAACATGGATGGAATAAAAACTGTTGAAGACGTTTTTCATTGGCACAATCCAAGGCTTGAGAGATACAACAAGATAAAATACATGCACGGTATTGGAAAGTGGTTGAATGTACCGCTTCCAAAGGCACCGCCAACAAGCGGGAAAGTCCTTGGAAAAGCAATGCTGACAATGCAGCTTAAGTACGGCGTGGAATTTGTTTTTTGCAGACCGGAAGATGCAGGATCGCGTGTCATTGAGCTTTTGAAAACAGAAAAGTGATAATTTTTTGGAACTTGAAGGAGATATTATGGCAAGTAAGCGGATGTTTCGCATAGATTTAGTGACGTCAGATGCTTTTCTTGACATGCCGCTCACAGCGCAGGGGTTGTTTTTTCATTTATGCATACGGGCAGATGACGACGGTTTTGTTGACTGCGCCAATAAAACAGTAAGAGAGTGCCAGGCTTCAAAGGAAGACTTGCAAATTCTCATTGACAAACATTATGTTCTTACTTTTCCAGGATCTAATGTTATTGTCATAAAACATTGGAAATTACATAACTGCATTCAAAAAGACCGTTATAAGCCAACCAATTATGCAGAAGAAAAATCAATGCTTTATACGAAAAGAAATGGCGCATACACATTCGATGCTTCAAAAAATTTTTCCGGAGTGAATGCAATAAGGAGCGCAGGAAGCTCGCCGGGGAAAGAAGTGGAAGCGTGCATACCGTCATTGGTGGAAGTGGCTGATTATTGCCGTAAGAGGAAGAATGGTGTTAGCGCAGAATCATTTATTGATTACTACAAATCAATAGGTTGGAAACGTAATGGAGAAATAATAACCGACTGGAAAGCCGCATTAAGGAGTTGGGAGAAGCAGGAGAAAGAGAGTAACCCAAGATCAAAAAACAAATTTAATAACTTTCATCAGAGATCTTATGACTATGATGAATTAGAAAAAACTTTGGTGGAAACAAATGTTAGGGAAGGGCGTGATAAGAAATGATGGAGATGGGCGAATGCGAAATTTGCAACAGGTACCGACATGCAAAGCATAAAGGTGAACAGTTGGAGATTCTTGCGGAACTAAACGACGTCCCAAGGCGCAAAATTATTGGAATTTTATTGGAAAACGGAGAAAATGTAAAACTTCCAATAAGAACAAGGGGAAGAAAACGCAATACGGATTTTACAGAAAAAGAATACCAGAAAGCATTACTTAATAGGCTCGATGAATTGGATGGTCAAATTTCTGATCGTGAAAATGAATTCAAAGATATATGCACAGTCCTTTTTGGAACTCGATTCGATTGAGATGAAAAGAAAGGAGAACTGATTCATGAGAAATAAAGATGAAGAACTTAGGCGAGAGGGAATGGCATATGCTCTGCGAATTGCAAAGGAGAAGGGAATTGACTCTCTGGAAGAAGAGTGCCGCTTTCGCGGCGCAACAAAATTACCACTTGCGCTACCCAAGAATGCAATAGATGAATGCGTTAGCAAGATTAAATTAAATACCATAGACACGGTAACGATTTTGTCTGCAATGGTTTTGCACGATGAGTTTGACTTTGGTAAAAGCCGAATACAGAGATTTGTTGATCGCTTCAATAAAAAGGCAGAATGCATCATGGATGATTATGCTACATGGGAAGATCAGATACAGATCTTGAAAGAAGAGTGTGGGTTGGATTTTAAAATTCGCAGAAATGACACTGATGTGAAAGTGAGATAAAGGTATGAAAGAAAAAATGCGCAACTATAGCGGCGACGCGCTTAAGAGATTCAGAGAGGTGCCGTATCAGCTGCGGTGCGGAAGGGAGCAGGGAAAATGAATGTCGATAAATGATGCCATAGAAATATTGGAAAAAGCTATAGAAGCCCAAAAAGATAATAGAGATATGCTCCAAGCTTTAACAAAAGCTGTGAAAGCATTGCAGATATGCAGGGACACAAAAATGAAACAGCAGCCAAGAAAAGTGGCAACCAGGTATGCGCGGAAAGAATTCTACTGCCCTGCATGTAAAAAACATATACGTGACATCTACAGAAATAAAGGCAGGTATTCATTTTGCGATGTATGTGGTCAAAAAATTGATTGGAGATAAAGACACGGAAGGGAGAAAAAAAGATGCCGAAGTGTAAGAACTGCAATAACTTATATAATCTGTCAAATAAAGATGATGTAATTGTCGGTAAGTGGTGTCCGAAGATTAACGACAGCCCACATTTAGACATGGAGCGCAACTGTGAGCATTATAAAGCCATGACCAATGCAGACCGGATCCGAAGCATGACGGACGAGGAATTACTTGATTTTATCTGCTCAATAGAGACCTATGACGAGGGAAGTGCGAAAACCATTGAAGGCGGTGTTGCAATGTGCTCTGTGACATAGGTGGAACAGTGCTTGAGAGAAGAGGTGGAGGAATGACAGAGAATATAGCAATTTACTGTTTAAAAGCGGCAAGTGAATTAAATACGGAAATGTGTGAGGAATGTCCTTTGTATGGTCAAACAGGCGCAGACCATTGTTGTGAAGACGATCAAGGCATTGGAAGAATTACAACAGTACCGCACAATCGGCACAGTGGAAGAATGCTTGTGGAATAAGGATTTCTTGGATTTCCTTTCGGACAAGATGAAGCCGGGCGATTTTGAAACATACTTGCGCTTATACAATGCGTTGGAAGAAAAGGGGTGTGAAGTATGAGTAAAGAACTTAAGACGTGCCCGATATGTGGAAGAAAGCCGATGGTTGAACATTGGTCGAGCGGCGGAACAATGTACATGGTCAAATGTAACAATCCAGATTGTCCGGTACCGTTGTTGTCTTATCCGAATGGGCACAATCTGGACGAAGTAATTACTGAATGGAACAGGAGGGCGAACGATGGGAAGATTGATTGATGCGGATGATGTAAAGAAGATGATTTCTGATACATTTGAGAAGGAAAAAGATGTTATAAATAGCTTTTGGAAAATGGGTACGTTGATGGATAAGGTCGACGAAATTCAGACCGCCTACGATGTGGATGCGGTTGTGGAGCAGTTGGAAGAAAGAAGCGAAGAATATAATTCTGGTGTACGGTTGCATGGAAAGCCAGAAGAAATGCTTACGGATGAAGCAATCGAGATTGTGAAAGGTGGTGGTGTAAATGGCTAAAGCCGTATTAGTAATAGATATGCCGGAACGATGTACTAAATGTCCTTTGTTGCTTACAATTCCGCAGAAAGGCGGGCTTGCACTTTGCCTTGCCAGACCAACGAACGGACAGGAAGAATATAATCCGAAGAACGAAAAAACATGGAGACCAGATTGGTGTCCACTCAGGGAACTGCCGGAGAGATCAGATCATCCAGAGCATTGCGACAATGGAAGATTCGATGCAGGGTGGAACGCTTGTTTAGATGCCATAGAGGGAGGTGTGCATGAGCAAGAGCAGAGCGAGTAAGCTGAACGGGAAAAGTGCGAAGAGGAGCGGGATGCGCTACAGGAAAAAGTAGACACACTAACGCATCATATTAAAGAACTTATAAATCAGTATTATCAGCGTTACATAAAGACGGAAGAGATTATTCCGGAATTAGAAAAATTGATATGAAAGGAGCCGGGACCTATCCGGATAAAAGGCGCGCCGGGTTCCTTTGAGAGGAAATGAAAACAAAATGTGAAATTTACAGAGATTCTATGCAGAATTACAAAAAGTACGCGATACCGCCGGCGCAGCTTATTATTGCCGATGTACCTTACAACGTAGGGAAGAATTTCTACGGCAGCAATCCGATGTGGTACAACGGTGGAGACAATAAAAACGGAGAGAGTAAGCTTGCGGGTAAAGCGGCGTTCAATTCAGATTTTAACTTCAACCTGTATGAATATTTCCATTTCTGCAGCAAGATGCTTAAGAAAGAGCCGAAGAAAGCAGGAACCAGAGGGCGAAGTTCTGATGCACCATGTATGATCGTGTTTTGCTCATTTGAACAGATGCATACATTGATTGCGGCGGCAAAGAAGCATGGATTTGAGCATTATATACCGCTTGTGTTTGTAAAAAATTACAGTCCACAGGTGCTTAAAGCAAATATGCGTGTTGTAGGAGCTACAGAGTATGCTCTGGTACTGTATCGGGACAAGTTGCCAAAGTTCAGAAATGGGACAAAATTTGATGAAGCGGGGAAAACCATTAGAGGTACGGGGCATATGATCTTCAACTGGTTTACCTGGGAAAAGGACGGAAAGGACATTCCGAAGATACATCCAGCGCAGAAACCGGTTGTGGTGCTGAAAAAACTGATTGAGATTTTTACGGACCCGGGCGACGTGGTTATTGATCCGTGTTGCGGAAGCGGCAGTACATTGCGCGCGGCAGCTGAGATAGGGAGAAATGCTTTCGGATTTGAAATTGATCGCAATTTTTATCAGAGAGCCAAGGGAGAAATGCTTGTCTTTGAAAGAGATGAACAGATGGGATTTGAGGACTTTCCGGAGGTGTTGCCATGATTAACGGAGAACTGATCGTTGACAACTTCGCCGGTGGCGGTGGTGCTTCCACCGGTATAGAGTTAGCAACTGGATACAGCGTTGATATTGCGATCAATCACGATCCAGAAGCTATTAAGATGCACAAGGCGAACCATCCGAACACGAAGCATTACTGCGAAAACGTCTGGGCGGTGGATCCGGTAAAAGCCTGCAAAGGTCATCCGGTAGCACTTGCATGGTTTTCACCGGATTGCAAACATTTTAGCAAGGCGAAAGGCGGAAAGCCTAAAGATAAAAATATTCGCGGTCTTGCGTGGGTAGCCTGCAGGTGGGCGGGATTGGTGCGACCGAGAGTGATCATGTTGGAGAACGTGGAAGAATTTAAAACTTGGGGACCACTTGGGCGGCGGCACCATCCGATTAAGGCAAAGCAGGGGAAAACCTTTGAAAAATTCGTTCAGCAGCTCACAGATTTAGGCTATGAGGTAGAGTTCCGGGAGTTGGTTGCGGCTGATTATGGAGCACCGACCATGCGCAAACGATTCTTCATGATCGCGCGGTGTGATGGAAAGCCGATAGTCTGGCCAGAGCCGACACACGCACCGGCAGACAGTGACGAGGTCAAGGCTGGGCTGCTGAAACCGTATGTGGGAGCATACACGCAGCTTGACTTTTCTCTTCCATGTCCGTCCATTTTTGATACGTCCGAGGAAATCAAAGAGAAATACGGGATCCGGGCGGTACGCCCACTGGCACCGAAGACGATGGAGAGAATAGCACGAGGACTGAAAAAGTTTGTACTCGATAATCCAGAACCGTTTATTGTTCCTATTGGGTACGGGGAGAGGAAAGGACAGGCGCCTAGAGTTCACGACATCGAAAAGCCATTGCCGACTATTGTGGGGAGCGGAAAGCATTATCTGTGTGAGCCGACTCTTGCACCTTATATGGGGACAAATACAACAAATCATCCGGGTGGAAACTGCAAAGATCCGATACATACGATCACCACAGGTAATCAACATTGTCTTATCAGCCCTACGCTTATCCAATACCATTCTGAAACGGCGCAGGGAGAAGTTCGGGGACAGACGATTGAAGACCCTATAATGACGGTGGACGGATCGAACAGATATGGACTGGTCACATCATTCATCCAAAAGTATTATGGCGGAAATTATCAGGGAAACGGCTCTGACATTAAAGAGCCATTGCACACCATTACGACACTTGAAAGAAACGCTATGTGTGCAGTAAACCTTATTCAGATGAATAATCATTGTGATGGAAGGGATGTAAAAGAGCCAATTCCGACAATCACAGCAGGAGACGGTCATTTCGGAGAGGTGAGAGCTTTTTTAATCAAATATTATGGACAGGGAATTGGACAGGATATAAAGGCACCGTTGGACACCGTGACGGCGCAGGACAGATTCGGACTGGTAACCATCAATGGCGTAGATTATCAGATAGTGGACATCGGACTGCGGATGTTGGAGCCACGGGAGTTGTATGGATGCCAGGGTTTTCCAGAGGATTACATAATCGACCATGATTATACCGGCAAGACGTATCCGCGGAGCGAACAGGTGCGCCGCTGCGGTAATGCTGTGTGTCCACCGATACCGGCAGCATTAGTCAGGGCAAATCTTCCGGAATTGTGCGTAGCGGAACGTATGCCGAACATGAGGATTAAACCAGAGCAAACCGGGCAGCTCCGGTTTGCATGAGAAGTTATAGCTCCGCCAGCAGTAATGCGGCGGGGCGGAAAGAGAGGATAAATAGATGGAGAAATTTTTTACAATTAACAAAGACAGTGATTTTTATAAAGAATATGTACAGTATCAGAAAGATGTAAAAGCGAATGCGCAGGCATTTAAGAAATTTTCGGAGGAACACGGGATTGAGTCGACGCAATATATTCCAGACGATAGAGCGGTAATAATTATTCCAACTGAAAATGATTTGCAGAAATTTCAGGGTATGTTTACAAAAAATAAATTGTATTACGAAAACGGTGTTAGACGTTTCAGAGCAAACTGTCAAATTACCAAGGATTGGCTTGAGATTGCAAAGACGGTACCAAAGCCGAAAAAACCGGATTACTTCTGCTACGGAATGAGATTTTGTGGGAAATATAGCACAAGGTGCTTTATGATCGGTGATGTTTTATATGGCTCGGCGGAGAATGTAGAAGTAAAGCTACTCGACTTTATGACAGAAATTAAGGCGAGCGAGTTTTATAAGGCAATCGAGGAAGAAGAGAGCAGAGAAAAGGGGCAGTTATGAAAAAGAAAATTTTAGCAGCAATCTTAACAGCAACACTCCTGATCGCCGGGTGTGGTGACACAAAAGATAGCGATAAGCGGCATATGGTTTTAGTAGAAAGAACTCTTGGTTATTTTATTTATGCAGACAAAGATACAGGGGTGATGTACTTTTGCAAAAATGGCGGTGTTGCAGAGATGGTAAATCCGGATGGTACGCCAAAGGTTTATGATTTTGAAGAAAAATAGAAAATATCGGAGGATAATGGCTTATGAAGTTTTCAAAACTGACTAAGCCAGAGCTTGAAGAAATTATTGAAAACGCCAATTTTACGGAGCAGGAAGAGGAAATATTTTCTCTTCTTGCCCGTGGATTTATACCAAAAGAAATATCAATGAAAATTTGTATTCCGCTAAGAACAGTAGAAAGGCGTATCTTTGATATAAAGCAAAAAGTCAAGAGATTGGAAGGTGATTTAAACGGAAAATCTTTCTAAAAGTGAATTGTTGAATTTTGCCATTGAAAATGGTATTATCGACATAGACACCATTCAGAAAAAAATTGAGATGAACGAAAGGAAGAAATTTATTGAAAAACACAACTACAGCATTTGGGAAGGAAAAGACGGTAAGTTTTACACATATTTGCCCGACGAAGAAAGCCAGAGAGGGAAAAAACTTGTAAAAAGAACATCTGAAAAGGCGATAGAGGACGAGATAGTGAAGTTTTATAAAGCCATGGAAGATGAACCGACAATCAGCCAAGTATATTCTAGCTGGATTTCTGAAAAATTGGAATATGGTGAAATAACAAGGCAGACAAAGGACAAGTACGAAACGAATTTTAAAAGATTTTTTGAAAATAAGTATTTGCCGATTGCAAATAGAAAAATCCGGTATATTGACGAAGAAATATTGGAATCATTCATAAAAACAGCTATTTCAAAGCTGGAACTTACGCAGAAAGCGTACTCCGATATGCGGATATTGATTAACGGAATTTTCAAATATGCAAAGAAAAAACATTATACCAGATTAAGCATAACCAGTTTCATGGGTGATTTGGAAATTTCGGAAAAGTCATTTAAAAGGAATCATAAGTCTGACAACGAATTAGTTTTTTCTAAGGATGAAGAGCTTTTGATTGAACAATTCATAATGGAAGACCAGCCTACATTGATTGAACTTGGAATTATTTTGGCATTTAAAACCGGACTAAGGGTTGGAGAAATATCCACGCTTTCATGGTCAGATATTGCAGAAAATAAGATACATATATCAAAGACAGAAATACGATACCGCGACGAAAATGGAAAATATGTGTTTGATGTTCAGAATTTTCCAAAGAGCGATGCCGGATTTAGAGATGTTATAATTACCGAAGATACCAATGAACTTATGAGAAAAATAAAAATGCTTAACCCTTTTGGAGAATATATTTTTATGAAAAACGGTAAAAGGATAAAAGGACAAGCATTTACAAGACGTTTATATGTGATTTGCGATAAGTTAGGAATTTTTGAGCGCTCAATTCATAAGGCGAGAAAGACATATGCCACAAAACTAATAGATGGAAATGTTCCAGAGTCAGTAATAAAAACTCAAATGGGTCACACTGACATTAGAACAACGCTTGACCATTATTATTTTAATAATAAAACAGAGAGTGAGATGCAAGAATACATTGCGAAAGCACTATCAATGTAAAAGGTAACACGAGGTAACACCTTTTGGTGTAAAGAAACCTAGTATTTATGCGGGTTTGCGGGGTTTGATACCGAGTTCAAATCTCCCTTCCGCTACTATTTTTCTAAAATTGAAAACCTTGTGAAGCCTTGATTTTACTGGACGAAAGGAGATTCTGAATGGTGTCTTTTCTGAAAGCCAAAATCAAAGGTAACACCAAAGGTAACACGAACAAATGTATGGACGCTTGATGCGTTCTTTTTTATTGCAATTTTGGCGGTAATGCGGCGGGAAACAGACGTTATTTAGACGGTATTCTGACGGTTTTACCGTCTTTTTTTATGCCACAATATAAGCAAAGGGAGGGATGATAATGTTTTCTGACGATGTTCTTGAGAAAATTTTTGCCAGAAAAGAATTGCAATCATTAGATTTGTCAACGCAGTCATCTATCATTCACGCAATCGAGGATGTTTTGGAGGAGGTTGAAGAAAATGAACATGAACGGAGTTTATCCGGCACCGGGATATAGTCAGCAAATTCCTTATCAGGCATCATATGGGTATAATCCATATGGTAATCAGCAAAGAATTGAACAGCCGCAAAATTATTTTCAACCGGCGCAAACACAGCAAATTCAGCAGACACAAATGACGCCTATTGGAATAAATGGGAAAATTGTGCCTTCTGTTGAAAATATTACTGCAAACGATGTGCCGATGGATGGAAGCGTGGCGTTTTTTCCAAAGCAGGATATGTCGGAAATATACGCCAAAAGCTGGAACTCAGATGGTACAATCCGCACAATCGTTTTTAAGCCTGTTTTAAATGATATGACTAACAATTTATCGCATGAGACGGAAAAAATGAAATTTGACCTATCAGACGAGTGCACAGGGGCATTTATGGGAAAGTTTGATGAACTGTTTGGGAAAATTGAACAGTTAGAGGAACGCATTGGTAAAATTCCGGTTCCACAGAAAAAAACTTCTCAAATTAAAAAGGAGAGTGAATCCGAATGAATCTGATGCAAATGATTTTGAATCAAATGATAAATTCTCCGCAGATACAAAATAATCCAATGGCTAAAAATGCCATGCAGATGTATCAAAGCGGAGACAGTAATGGCTTAAAATCAATGGCAGAAAATCTTTGTAAAGAAAGAGGAATTACAATAGATGAAGCAAAGCAAAAGGTTATGAGTATGTTTAATCATTAGTACATTTTGGGTTGCGCGCACAATAACCGGTTATCCCATTTGTAAATAAATCAGATGGAGGTAAACAAAATGTTTAATGGAAACGCATCTCCTAGTCTTGCTGATATTGCAGCAGTGACAGGAAACGGAAGAAACAATGATGGCATGTGGGGCGGCGATGGCTGGTGGGCTATCATTATCTTCGCTATGATTTTTGGCTGGGGCGGCTTTGGCGGCAATGGCTGGGGAGGAAACGGAGGCATGGGAGCGACAGCATCTGCATACACCGACTCTGCAATTCAGCGTGGATTTGACACGCAGGCTATCATCGGGAAGTTAGATGGTATTGCAAATGGTCTCTGTGATGGATTTTACGCACAGAATACCGCCGTTATGAACGGTTTCCATGGTGTAGACAATGCAATCTGCAACCTTGGATATCAGACGCAGCAGGGATTTAATACCACAAATGTAACACTTATGCAGGCACAGAATGCTTTGCAGTCCCAGCTGGCTAATTGCTGCTGTGAGACCAGAGAAGCTATCCAGGGCGTGAACTACAATATGGCGCAGAACACCTGTGCGCTGCAGAACACCATGAACAGCAACACGAGAGACATTATTGACAGTCAGCAGGCAGGAACAAGGGCAATCCTTGATTACCTGTGCCAGGAAAAGATTTCTTCCTTACAGGCAGAAAATAACGACTTAAGAAGAGCCGCTTCACAGGATCGCCAGTCTGCATTGCTCACTACTGCAATGTCGGCACAGACCCAGCAGATCATCAACGCTGTAAATCCAGCTGCAATCCCGGCATATGTTGTGCCAAATCCTAACGCTTATGCGTATGGTTGTGGATGCAACACAGGATGTAGCTGCTAAAAGTAGTTGCTACACAAAATTGAATAATTGAGTATCTTAATTGAGTTTAACTCGACTATGTCTGCAAAAGCAGTATTACTTATAAGCGCAAAGGGCAGACTGAAATATGTTTGCCCTTTATTTCATGAATAGGAAGGTAGAATACATGGACGAAATTAAAAATAAATTTATCGAAGCAATCAAAAAGATTGATTTTGAAAAGCTTAACATTTCGGAGCTTAAAACTCTTGCGGAAATAACTGGATCAGTAGAAAAAATGGCAAAAAAAGATTATTCTGAGCTATTGATGGAAAAATTTTCTCCAGACCACGGATTTGTTTTTTCGAGCTCCGATACAAAAACAATAGCAGAATTAAAATAAGGAGGTCATATTATGGCAGAATTTACAGGAATTGCATTACAAACAGTTGCACAGGGCGAAGATGTAGCACTTACAGAAACTACGGTATGCGCAACAAAATGCATTGTTCATAGACAGGGAAGCGGCATTGTTAAATTAAGAGGACTTACAAATCAGTGCCGGGCAAGATTTTTGGTATCTTATTCTGGAAACATTCAAATTCCTACAGGTGGCACAGTTGAAGCTATTTCACTGGCTATTGCAATTGATGGAGAACCGTTGCAGTCAACTCGAATGATTGTTACACCGGCGGCAGTTGAAAACTTCTTTAACGTTTCGGCGCAGGCATATGTGGACGTTCCTCGCGGTTGCTGTGTTACGGTAGCGGTACAGAATACGTCTGCGCAGGCAATCGAAGTTCAGAACAGCAATTTAATTGCAGTCCGGGAAGCGTAAGGAGGGCGGTTTTATGGATATTAAGAGAATGCACGAAATGATCGAAAAACTGTCTGAAAGCGCAGAGTGTGAGTTTGCAAAAGGTATCGAATGTGTGGATACAGAAGAGATGGGAAAAGTCACGGACATGCTTAAAGACCTTGCGGAAGCCATGTATTACCGGACGCTTACAAAATCAATGGACGAATCAGACCCAGAGCAGGTTCTTGATATGTTTGAGCGTTACGGAGACGGCAGACGGTATTATGACCGTTACCGGTATGCAAACGGCAGATTTGCGCCAAAGGGAAGAGGAACGCGGAGAGGATATGACGAGCCGCCTTACTGGCACATGACACCGGAAATGTATCACGATATGGAGCATGACCGCGACATTGATCGACCACATGGGCGAATGTATTACACAGAGCCTACAATTGCGGCAGATGGCGGTATGCGTGACCGCAGAGAGGGTAAAAGCGGAATGAGCCGTAAATCCTACATGGAAAGTAAAGAGCTTCACAAGGGCAATACGCCGGAGGACAAGGACGCAAAGATGCATGACCTTGAAAAATACATGAAAGAGCTTTCGGAGGATATGGCGGAACTTATCTCCGACATGACGCCGGAAGAGCGCACAATGACAAAAAGCAAGCTGTCAACGCTTGTTTCCAAAATGTAATGGCAGGGGCAGAAATGCCCCTGTTTGTTTGAACATTGACAACTGAATATCAGCTAGTGATTTGTGGATTTGAATGTACTGTTCCCAAAATATGGGTGTTGATTTTTGAGTGAAATTTTTTGAAAAAAGATATTGACTTTTTGGTGTGACATAAATATAATAAAGGTGTGACAAGAAAGGAAGTGATTCAATGTCACCAGCAGGTCGTCCAAAAGTTGATAACCCAAAGTCAAACAGGTTCAGCATTCGTCTTGATAAAGAAACTGAATTAAAATTGAGATTGTATTGTAAAAAATACAATCTTACTAAAGGCGAAGCTATAAGACGAGGAATTCATCTTCTTTTGGAAAAAGAAAAAGAGTAGTCAAGCATTACTTGGCGGTAACTGACTACTCTGACACCAATCCGAAATGAATTGATAAATCAATCATATCACTTTCTTTCGGAGGAATCAAACATTTTTTGAAAAGAAAGGCAGTGAAAGATAATGAACAAATTTTTAGAAATAGTATACGAAAGTCAAATTGCAGATGAGGAACAGGGTGGGAAATGGCGCGAATTTTTTGAGCCGCTCATGGAGAGACTTAAGGGAATTGTGAGCGAAAGCGTTTATGATGAATTGCTTGAACTTCTTATTGACTGTACTACTGACAATAACCGCTTCTATGCCGTAGAGGGCATGAAACTTGCTATTGGCATTATGGACGGAACTTATGTTCCGAAAATATAAGAGAGGGGGATTTGCTGATGAACGATATTCAGATTTCAGAAAACAAAGAAGAACTGACACTGACAACTATCGACATTGCGGACATGATGGAAATGCCGCACTGGCAGATTTTAAGAAAGCTGGACGGAACGAAAAAAATCAAAGGAATTATACAAATTTTAGGAGACAACAAAATTGTTGTTACCGACTATTTTATACCGTCTACATACTTATCTGAACAAAATAAGGAGATGCCATGCTACAAAGTAACCCGCATGGGATGTGAGTTCCTCGCAAACAAATTTAACGGGGAAAAGGGAATTGTCTTTACTGCTCGATATGTGAAACGATTCCACGACATGGAACAGGCGCTGAAAAACCCGCAGCCTGCAATTCCGGAGAAAGACCCGTTTGAGCACTGGGAGATTCGATGGAAACATGAAACGGAAACATGGTTTTCAAAGAACAACTGGAAGTTAATTATAATCCTGGAACGGTTTGGATGGACCCGAAAATTTTTATATCACAAGATTCTCGTGGAATTATCGGATCTGCATAACTTACGCGCAATCGAAAAGGCATATTACGCCAGTTATGGATATCCACCGGAATACGCTCTTGATCTGCTTGATTTCAATAGAGACCTCAACGATACGGCGACAAGATACATCAATTACCTACTTATTGAAGAATAAAAGGTAAAATAAGCATGAATTTAGAAACCACTAGCTGATATTTGGCTGGTGGTTTCTTTTTTTGGAGGGAAAATATGTTTTTAATAAATGGTATTGAATGGAAAATAGAATTTGTTCACAGTGCAAGCGGTAAGCTGATTCGCTCTGATGGCTCTACAAGCCTCGCTGTGACAGATTGGAACGACAGGGCTATATATGTTTCAGATAAACCGAAAAATGGCTATTTGCGCAAAATACTGGCTCATGAGCTTTGCCATTGTTTTTGTTTTTCCTATAACATTCATATGCCGATTGAGCAGGAAGAGTATCTCGCGGACTGGATAAGCCTGTATGGGGCAGATTTGATTTATTTGCTGGATGATTTGATGGCAAACATTGATTGGAGGGCGGCATAGTGGACAAAATAGATGAATTGTTAATGTATGTGCAGAAGACAAACCCTGGAATGACAAGGGAAAAGTTGATAGATGAACTAAACAAAAGCGATTATGCCGCAAAAGCTTTACTTTTTACTTCCGAAAACTTTCGGAAAAATTTCCAATCCCCCCTACCTTAAGAATTGGACAAGGATTTTCGTTTTTTAATTTTTAAAAAATTTTTGAAATTTTCGCCAAAATATTCGGAAAAAATTTGATACCCCCCTAGGGTCAGATTTCGGCACGAAAAACCGTTTTTGAGATTTTGAGAATTTTGTTCAGATTTTCGCAAAATTTTTTTAAAACTTTTTTGTAAGTGCAAGTTCAGATTGCACTCATCCATGATCTGGTCGTACTTGATCTTGCTATGTGCCGTCTCCCTTCGGAAAGCGCTGAAATAATGCAGACGCGGAAACCTCCGCACAAATGCGCAAAATGAGTACAACAAATAAAGCAAACGTCTACATGACATTGCAATTATAGGCGCGCACATGCCTATAAGTCATTATATGCACAAGACATCCAAAATGTCAACGCGCAATGCATATGCTTTGTACCAACAAGTATAAACAAAAAAAGCGCAGCTCGCCAGACAATACCATAGTAAGATAATGACGATTTGCATATTGCACGCATTTTATCTCTTTGTACGCTTTTTTGCACGCAGTACTCCACGGTATATAAATAAAAGCAAGCCGGGGTAATTGCCCCCGGAACATTGCACCGCCTGCACTTGCTTAAATAATAACGCCTAATCGCATACAATCCATTTTCCGATCACAAAGGGCGCGCCACTTTTCGGGATCCCCTTTGATGTTTTCGGCGGTTCTGGTTTCCGCCCATTCGTTCCGCGCTTTAATGTATGCGCTTTTTGCATCGTCTTTTTTTGTTTGTAAGTTTCCCATAAATTCCATAATTTTAACCATCCTTTCATTGTGTGCCCTGCCTCATCAGTGCAGGTGGGGCGGTTCCTGCAGACCGCCGCGCGGGCGGTTTCGACTTAGTTGTAAAGCATTTCTTGCATAATCTGGCGGCGTTCTATTTCGGATTTCTTCCGGTGCATTTCTTTGTAATCCTTTTCAGCTTTCGCCTGCGCTTCTTTTTTTGTATATCCGCGACCTCTCCAAAGATCATATAATTGTTCTATTGTCCAGTTCTTCATGTTTTCCCTTTCTGCCCTCGTAACCTCCGGGGTGGGCTGTTTTTGACTAATTGCAACACAACGGTGCATAGCACTCTTTAAGATCTTCCAATACCTTAGATGCTCCGCCCTCTTCCTCAATCTCCTCATCGGATAACGTCACATCCTCAATGACTTTTTGCTCAATCGTTGCGAATCCGTCATCATCGATAACGTTATACATTGCTCTAACAATGTACCTTACTTTGCAAGCAAATCCATTTACTTCAACATCTAAAACATTTTTTATAAATTCTTTCCGCATGTATTTCCTTTCTGGTCTGCCATCATCAGAGCCGGGAGACCATCCCGCGGCTGACGCCCTAGCGGGCGTTTCGGCTATGCCATGCAGATTTCAAATACATCGCCTTGAATGTGTTTAAAATCGACTTTTTCAAATGCTCCTATACCGTAAAAATCAGCGGTAAGTTCTCCGAAATGGTTATACTCCCAGTTGATCCCGTTTCTCTTAAATTCCTGTATTGCGTTGCTGTTTTTACTTCCGCACTTCCAATCAATAAATAACCCTGTCCTTTTCATGCTGTTTTCCTCGCTTTCGTTTGTTTCCTTGTTGATATTATAATACATAATATAAGGCACAAAAACAATTGACATAATAAACAAATATAAGGCACAAAATGTAAACATATATTGTTGAAAATATATAAGGCGCAAAAACGTTGAATTATGGGGAAGCGATATGATTGACATATAAGGCACAAAATGTTATAATAAAACAAATAAAAAAAGAAAGGAGCGCCACAAATGGAAAACGAAAAAAAAACGACAGAAGCGCAGAGAAAAGCCGTGTATAAATATGATGATAAGTTTGAGCGCGTCAACTGCCGCTTTGCAGTTGGAACAAAGGAAAGAATACAAAAAGCCGGATATAAAAGTGTGAACGATTTTATAAAACTTGCCGTCATGGAAAAACTAGAACATGATGAAAAAATTTTAAAATAAGGCACAAAAAAACTGTTGGCATATAAGGCACAAAATGTTATTATAATATTGTCGAAAGACAATAAGGCGAAAGCCAGAAAGGGAAATCATGGACGAAGATATGAGCGTATTTAAAAGTTACTTAAGAAGACTTTTACAGGATCTGAAAGACCTTAAGGAAGTATTGAAGGCTAAGGATTATGAGAAAGCCGAAAAAATGGTTGATCGTCTCATAGACGACACACAAAAGGGCATCGAGGACAACTAAGCACCAAGCAACAAAGGGCGGCGCAAAAGCCGCCCAGTAACAACAAACAAGATCAAAAAAAGGAGAATGAATCATGAAAAATACATGTGTAAACGAGTATGGGAAAGAAATCAATTATGCAGTAGCTGAGAACTTAATGGACGACGATTTGCGCGAGGAAATCCACCGAGAGCTGGCGCCGTGCTCGGAACAGGAGTTTTTTGACGAGTACGCGAAGCGGCACGAGGAGAAGTTCGGCGAGGTTTGGGAGTTGGCAAAAGAAAACCCGCAGTATTAAAACATAAAACAATTATTAACAGGCAGGCGTTAGGTCTGCCTGTATTTGCTTGCAAAGGAGATTTTTATGATTAAAAAATGCGTGATATGCGGCAAAGAATTTAAGTGCTCCCCAAGCGACAAAAAGGTTACGTGCTCTCCGGATTGTAGATCAATAAGGGCAAGCCGGACACACAAAGGCAAGCGGAACAAGTGGAGCGAGGCGTCGAAAGAAAAGTTAAGAGGAAAAGGTCTGACTAACAACCTACAAAAAGGCACGCCGGCAGCAAAAAAAAGCCCTAATAGTGGGCGATACGAAACAAATGTAAATGCAAAAAACTGGCACCTTATATCCCCAGACGGCAAACATTATTGTTTTAGATCATTAAATTTTTGGCTAAGGGAAAACTGCGAGGAGCTATTTGATTGTGCCCCGGATAGCGCGCAATTTCGGAGCATAACATCAGGATTAAGCAGGGTTAAACGGTGCGTCATGGGAAAACTTCCGCCGGATCAGCGCCCAGGGTACACATACAAGGGTTGGACGGTTGTCCCGACAGGAGACGACGTCACAGATATAGCGCCAGACAGACAAAATAAAAGTTAATAATCTGGTAATAAATGGAGATATTTTCTATCTCTCTTTTTTGATTTATTTTAACGTTTATGCTTTAAAGTGGTAAATTTTGTATACAGAATGGATACGGGATGGAAACGTAGATAAGATTAGATTAGTATATTCTCTCCAATACATTATTTTTTTTAATCAAGGAGTAAATAATATATAATATATATCAACAGTACAAAAAATCATAAACTATATATTTTAACACGCGCGGATATATATATGCGATATACCCAGTAGTTTAAATTTATACTTGACAAGGGTATGCACAAATGATATTGTTATCGTAAATTAAAAAGCATCCGGGCAACAGAGAGCGCACAGGACCCGGAGAACGGAAACGGAAGTCATGCAGCCGATACAGTTAAGATCTTGATGATCTCGATTGTATCGGTTTATTTTTATGGTCCAGAAAGGAGGTATATATATGCCAGATGCACAGAGAGCGGAAAGAGTAGATATAGACGAGATATACAAAGATGACATTGACAAATATATACACCTCTGGATGGATGACAGAAATATAACGGATATGTGCAAGGTATCACAAAATAGGTGGTATAACTGCTGCCAGTATGTATGCGAACATGTGTTTAAAGTTAATCCTGTATATCTTATGCAGGATAATGCTTTAAATTATTATGACAGTAAAAAAGTAAATGATATATTAGACTTATATGTCAATCTGTGTAATGACTATGAAAAGGTGATAAATATTGTTGGATTCACTTTTTTCACAGGCATACACAGGGACACACTAAACGATTGGAGCCATAAGGCACTAAGTTCAGAGCATTCCGACATTTGCAAAAAGATTGACGAAATGAGAGAGGAAAGCCTTGTTGGGTTACAGACCTCTGGGAAAAATAACCCAATGTGTTACATGCCATCGCTTAACAAGTACTGTGGGTTTAACATGCCTGGAGTAAGAGATCAGACGTCAGCCAGAAGGGTCGCAACAGCGGCAGAACTTCCTCGTTTGGATGGTTCAAATTGTGCAGGATTGCCAAACAACTCCGACAATTCGGATTGAAAACAGCGGGAAAAACGCAATAGACAATTCAAACAATTTAAACCCCAGTATTTAAGCGCCTTACGCCGCATGATTCCGTTTAAACAGTTTAAGAAACTTAGGTTTAACGAATAGTTAGAACGCAAACAGAGAATTGCATGAACAATTAGAATAATTTAAAGCAAAGGCAAACGCCGGAAGAAGCAGCCAGCAGGCGGGGGAGGGGGTTGCAAAAGCCCAGAAAGAGCCGCCTACTAAGTTCCTCAAATATCCACAAAAACAAAAAGGCCTGTCTATCATGGAGGGAATATATGAGACCACTTAAAATTGTTGCACCAATAGAATCGGATTCTGAAATTAGTTTCCGGGATATGGTAAATAGAAAAATAGAATGCTTGACCGAAGTACATTCGGAAGTTGTAGACGTAAAGTATTGGGATATACAGAATCGGATATAGCACATGGTATAGTGCGATAATACTTTATCGATAATCACATCAAAGACAATCAAATCAAATTCACATCAGATAAATTTCAAAAATTACACTCGATAATAAAATTCAAAAAGATTCCAAAAGGCAGCAAATAAAATGTTAGAAATGTGTTTTAATTGCGATTATTGTGAAGAGCAGAATGGAGATTACTTTTGCACAAACAATGAGAGCGAATATGTCGGAGATTATGTAGAAAAAGAGTTTTCTTGTCCGGATTGGGATGGATCGGAGGAAGATGAATGAGGGTTGTGTCACAGAAAAAAGATGCTTCATATGATTTTGACCGGACCGAATTTAGAACAAGCTATGAATGCATAAGCGCTACTTTTGATGGAAGAACTTTTGTCATTGGGAAATATGCTACACCAGAACGAGCGGCAGAAGTATTTATGGACATGCATAAAGCATATGCGCCTGTACAGGTAGTTTGCACAAATATGGACGAGAAACAAGTCTCTGCATTAGTTGCAGCATCACAAAATACACCGATTAGATGCGTCAAGATGGATGATCCAAGGATGGCAGCAACAGTATTTGATAACCTTGTTTACTATATGCCGGAGAAATAGATTGCTTGCATTGCTCGTTTGCCAAATGGTAAGGCACTGGGTTTTGATCCCAGCATTTATCTGTTCGAGTCCGGTATGGGCAGTTTTGAAAATGGAGGTAAATCATGTTGATTTTAAAAACAGTCATAACAACATTTGATGCCCTTGCGATTTTGACGTTTTTCTTGCTTGGAAGAGATAGCAGCAACGAAAAGGACGCTGTGGCAGTCTGGGGATCACTTATTGCATTGTTTCTTGTCAATATATTTGCAATGTGGAGATGATGATATGGTTTTGTATGACCCGATATTTGGTATTCGCTTCTTGCCGGAGATTTTAACTACGGTCGGAAGAATACATATAAGCAGAAAAAAACATACGGGAGAAACCGACGTTTTGGATCTTGACAGTGACGCTGAGCACCAGTCTGAGAAGTCGGAGCATCCAGTATAGCTTAAGTCCACTGGCATTCGGTTTTTGCAAGAAAAAACTCGGCGTAAGCAATTATTCGGTGTTAGTGGACGTCGGCAAAATAAAAAGATCAAAAATACTATCATAAACGGCGCGCTATGCGCGCTGTGACGGAACGTAGCGCAGATGGTAGAGCACTCGGCTTATATCCGAGCGGTCGCAGGTTCAAGTCCTGCCGTTCCGATTGAGAGATAAGTGTAAAGCTTATCTCGGAATACGAAAAGTTCGTATTTCTCCTTTCGCCACTAGGACGTTTCTGTTAAGGACGGTGCGAGACCGTCCGGTGGCGTTTGCCGCGAAGTACGTCAAGGCGGAAGACCGCTTGGTGTTGGATGATGGTTGTCCCGTAATTTGCTGACGAGCAATACAGGCGGATTCCTATTGATAGTTCGGGCATCTATCCCACGGTGCCTGAGCTGTCAAAAATACAATTAGGTGGTGGTGGAATGGGTAGACACGCAGATGGGCAGTAGACAGGGCGAAGATTAAAAACTTATGGTTGGAGCCCTATGGGTTCGATTCCCTCCAATGCGAGCAGTGCACGGCTCATGTGAGGTTCAAATCCTCACCCACCTATTTCCCGTGATATCGCACAGGATAGTGCAACGCATGGCACGAAAAATATGATTGCTAACCGTCGTATGGCGGTTTGGGATTGTCGCTGATGGTAAGCAGCAGTTGTGAAAAACTGTAAGATGGTTCGAGCCCATTACAATCCATTTAAACAATCGGAGTAAGCAAGGTAGCAGAATGGTGGTTCAAATCCACCTGCGGACATAACTCTAGCGAATAAGGTATCCGCCGTTTCTTTCCCAATGTTCTTGACGATACAAGAAAATTCGGCAGTGTTCCCATAATGGTATTGGAACGGCTTGCTAAGCCGCCGGGCGTTTGTTCGCCTTGTAGGTTCGAGTCCTACACACTGCGCTAACTTACGACAGGGGTGAACCTTGCCGTAAGCGGTAGAAAGTCCGTGTGAAATTGTACAAAGTGGTGGCAAAAGCAATTTCGGATATAGCAGTTCCACCACACTGCTATATTTGCCGTATGTCCGGGTGGTTAGGGGGCGGTCTTGAAAACCGTTGGCTGTAAAAGGCTTGCAGGTTCAAATCCTGTGTACGGCGTTTGCTTGAAAAAAATCGAGCGTTGATGTGTGACGGAAAATGAACCGGAAATGATAGAAGTAACAACTTTGGAAGATTGTGAACCTAGGTTTATAAGGAAGTAATTGAAATGTGTAAATTTTGCAAGAATTACGATAATAACAGAATATTCGGCGCTAATATTCCCATTCAGAAGTGTGCAAATGAAACGAATTTGACAAATGCACAAATTATGATGAATACAGGGGACAAAATCCCCGGAATTGTGATTTATTCAAACCACTGTATGGCGAAAGGATACTTTGATATTGCATTTTGCCCTATCTGCGGCAGAAAGTTGGTGGAAGAATGAGTAATATACATAAATTCAAAGTAGAACCAATAGAAGGACACCAGGCATGTGCTAAAGTTACATTTGATGGCGAACAGTACTTATGCAGTTCGCATAAAATAGAACATTATGCTGGAAGCCTTCCAATGGTCAATATAAACCTTGTTGCCGATGTGCAATATGAGCAAGATGTAGAAATTAACATTGTAAACTTGCATGAAATAGCTTCGCTGATGGACAAGAAAACATTCAAGGAATTTTGCAGAGTTTGGGAGGATATTCACGATGAAGCATAGCAAAGAATGGTGCACTTGCGACAGGTGTGGTGCAGAAATGAAAAAAGGAATATTGTGCGGGAATTCAATTACAAAGAATGGTATTTTAAATGTCACATACGACTTGTGCTATAAATGTATGGAAGATTTTGAGGAGTTTATGAAAAATGATTGTAAATATCAATAACAGCACATACGAGATGAACAGCAAACAGTATAAAGCAGTTCTTGATACGGCGAGCAACGCTGTTACCTGTGGAATATACGCTGTGGAAAAGAACAAGGTAGCAATCATGCTTCGAGAGGAATATAAAAGCAAGGAAGAGCTGAAACAGGCAGTTGGTAATTATACAGAGAAAGGGTTCAAGGTGCATTGGAAATGAAAAAACACGTTCAAAAATTATAATCAAAACTAGAAAAGGCGGTTACACAAAGATTTATTCCAACGGAAAATGGCAAAAGAGAGTGTATAATATTGATTTCCATGCTGACTGCACGCCATTGAGATACCCATACATAAAAATTTCTTGCGAATTTGATAAGAATAAGACTGATGAAAACGGTTCGGTTATTTACGACCCGGAAAAAGAAGAATTTGCAAAAGAACACGTAGTTGCAAGAATTTAGTGGGGGGCGATATTGTGAAAATATCAGAGATGAATAAATGTATTGAAGAAATGCGAAAATGCTACAATTTTAAAGATGATGAAACAGAAATTAGACTTGTAAATGAGATAAACCATGATGACAAATGTGTTTATATTAGTACAAGAGATGAAAATGGAACAACAATTGAAATGACAAGGTATGTAGATGAATTAGTAAATGTTTAGTTGCTGATTATCAGCGGAAAGGGTGACATATCATGGCTGATTTGAAAATATTTACAGAAAATATAGAACAGGAAGCGTTAAATCAGATATATACGCTTGTAAAACAGCCAGCATTTTCGGATTGTAAGATAAGAATTATGCCAGATGTTCATGCAGGAGCAGGGTGTGTTATAGGGTTTACTGCTGATTTAGGAGAAAAAGTAATACCGAACATTGTTGGAGTTGACATAGGCTGTGGGATGCTTACTACAAACTTGGGGAATATTGATATTGATTTTGAGAGATTAGATAAAATCATTAGAGAATATGTTCCAAGTGGTAGAAAAGTTCATGAAGAAGAAAACACACCTGTCGCAAGTGATATTATTGAAAAGTTATATTGCAAGAAAAAACTGAAAAATATAGATTGGCTTAAAAGAAGTTGCGGAACATTGGGCGGCGGCAATCATTTTATCGAAGTTGATGTTGATAGCAAAAACAATAAATATCTTGTTATTCATTCGGGAAGTAGAAATGTCGGAAAGCAAGTTGCAGAAATATATCAGCAAATGGCAATTGATGATATTTCGGGAAAATCAAATTTTAAACAAGATAGTGAGAAATTGATTGCTGAATACAAAGAATGTAAAAGAGAAAAAGAAATTAGTAAGGCTATCAAAGAATTAAAGCAGTCCTACGAAACAAATACAACTAAAATCCCTAGAGAGTTATCGTATCTTGTTGGAGAACATAGAGAAATGTATTTGCACGATATGAAATTATGTCAAAAGTTTGCGGAAATTAACAGAAGAGCCATTCAGAGCATTATTTGTTATTATATGTGCTGGGAAGTTACAAAAGAAACGGAACGATTTCAAACAATTCACAACTACATTGAACACGATACAAATATTGTTCGTAAAGGTGCTATTTCTGCAAAAACAGGGGAAAAAGTACTAATACCAATAAACATGCGTGACGGTTGCATTTTGGGAATTGGCAAAGGAAATGAAGATTGGAATTATTCAGCACCACATGGAGCAGGACGAACAATGAGCAGGTCAAAAGCAAAAGAAAGTGTTTCGCTGGAAGAGTATCAAAAAACAATGAATGGAATATTTACAACATCCGTAAATACATCTACGATTGACGAATGCCCCATGGCATATAAAACAATGGATGAAATAATTGGAAATATAAAAGATACTGTTGAAATAGTTGACATTATAAAACCGATTTACAATTTCAAAGCAAACGAATAAAAACATTACCGGCTAACAAACGGAGTTAGTCGCTAACCAACAAAAATTATTGGCAGAGGTCTTAAGGCACTTCTGCTTTTTGCGGAGGTGCTTTTCTTTTGGCAAGTTCAAGCCTAATTTCCACAGTAAATGGATATGAAAATTACATACAGGTGCATGGCATTGATGAACAGGTTATGGATGCCATGGCAGAAGCGGCAAGGGTAGCCATTCTGACGGAAAAGGATGTTGAGTATGGATTAAAGGTTTCTGCCAGATCGAAAGAACTGACGGAGCAGTTTATCTTTCAATCTACAGGTGGCACACCATGGGATTTAGAGAAATATTCATTCCAAAACAAGATATCTTATGAAATTCTGGACAAATACTACGGAATTTTGCTTTTAGAAGCGCAAAACAAAGTTGTGGATAGTGCTTTCCAGTATTTGGAGAAGAAGAGAGAGCCTAAAGAGCGGTTTTACATGCCAAGAAGAAAGCAATTCTTAAAAATCGGACTCATAGATGCGCTGCAAGGCATGATTGATGATAGATATGACATCCTGTGCGTATCCCTTGTTCCAGGTGCGGGTAAAACAACGGTTGAAAAAATGTTTCACGCGCTTGTTGCCGGATGGTTCCCTAGAGATTTCAGTCTTTTTTATTCGCACAGTGGAGATATCACCAGAATGTACTATGACGGTGTGTACGATATTGTTACAAATACGGAAGAATATACATGGAATGAAATTTTCCCGGGGCTTTCTGTGACAAGCACAAATGCGAAGATGGAGCAGTTTAATGTCGGGAAGTACAAATCGTTTCAATCCGTACAATGTACGTCTGTTGGAAGCAAAAACGCCGGTAAGGTTCGTGCGTCTAAGTTTCTTCTGGTAGATGATATGATTGGCGGCATTGAAGAAGCTATGAATCCGGCAACACTTGATAAATTGTGGGATAAATACGCTGTAGATGCCCGCCAGAGAAAGATACAGGACACCGACGGTAAGAACTGCAAGGAAATACATATAGCCACCAGATGGAGCGTACACGACGTTATAGGGCGCATACAGAATATGTATGAGGGAAACCCGCGGGTAAAGGTAATAGCTGTGCCGGATGTAGATCCAAAAACCGGAGAGAGCAATTTTGATTATGAATTTTCTGGGTTTACGAAAGAATTTTTTGAGGATCAGCAATTGTTGATGGATGATATTTCGTATCGTTGCCTTTACAAGCAGGAACCAATCGAACGTGAAGGGCTTTTATTCCCGGAAGATAAAATTCGCCGTTATCTTAATTTGCCGCACGGAGAGCCGAAGATTGTTACGGGACAATGCGATACAAAGGGAAAAGGAACAGACTATTTTGTATTGCCGGTATTACAGAAATACGGAGAAGATTACTACTGCGTAGATTGTGTTTGCGATAACACGGCAGATTATGAGATGCAGTATGAAAATGCAGCAAATGTTTTGACAAACAACAAAGTGCAGGAATGTGAATTTGAGAGAAACGCCGGCGGAGACCGTGTCGCAATGGAAGTAAACAAGCGTGTCGAAAACAAAGGATGGATATGTAATATTACTGACACACCGACGGAGACAAACAAGGAAGCAAGGATTTTCCAGTGCTCTAACTGGATATTGCAGCACGTTATATTCAAAGACCCATCATTATATAAGCCAAATGATCCATATGGAGTAATGATGTCTCTTCTTAAGAGATATTCAGTTTCCGGTAAAAAGCAATTGGATGATGTGCCGGATGTATTTTCAAACTTTGCGCTTAGAGTGACAAATGGAAATAACGTAGCCAAAGTAGAAGCGGCAGTAAATCCGTTTAGGAGGTATTGATATGACAACAAAGGACTATCTAAACCAGATAAGCAGGCTTAACCGGATGATAAATAATAAGCTAATAGAGCTTGCACAACTTAAAGAGCTGGCATGCAGCATATCGTCAATTACAAATGAAGAAAGAGTAATGACAACCCCAAATTTTGACAGGATAGGCGCGAAGCAGGCAAAGATTGATGAAATGGAAAGGAAGATCGATGCACTGGTTGATGATTATATCATTAAAAGAGATCAGATTGTCAGTCAGATAGACAGCATGGAAGATGAGAATGTCTATAATGTGTTGTTTTCAAAGTACATAGAAAAAAAGACATTTGAGGTTATTGCAACCGAAATGAATTACTCTTGGAGACAAACAATAAGGCTTCATGGAATTGCATTAAAAAAATTTGAGCAAAAATATGGAGCAACTTATTTATAAAATGTCATAGAATGTCATATTGAAAAAATGATATAGTTATAATCGAAGAAAACAACAAAAGTTGAATACTTCACCTCCCCCAATTCAGAAAAGCATCGTAGAGAAATCTCCGGTGCTTTTTCTTTTGCAAAGAAAAGAGGACTTTATGGGATATAAACCAAAAACAATATATTGCCCGCGTTGCGGAAGAAAAGTTGCCACACACGATGGGCGTTCAACAATGAACATTTCTGTGGAATGTAGGAAATGTCACAAAAAAGTGGTATTTTATCCGGAAAATGGGAAGACGGAATTAAAATCTCTTCCGTTTCGTGCAACATCCAGCGGAATGACCTTTATTTAGGAGAAAAAAATGAGAAATGACAAATCTCTCCAAGACCTTGTTAAAGGCTGTTATGGTAGAAAAATTTTATATACAGATGTTGAAACCATCACAGCAGATAATATTGTCAATGTGGTGGGAGACTGCATCGGAAATTTTTATTACAACAAAACCATCATAGAATATCTTTGGCGATATTACAAAGGTGACCAGCCTGTTTTATACCGTGTAAAGGTGCAAAATGCTGATATTACAAACAAAATAGTAGAAAATCATGCGTATGAGATTGTTCAGTTCAAAGTAGGACAGACATATGGCGAGCCAATACAGTTTATCAGTCGAAAAGATGATGATGAAATTAATCGGGCAGTGGATGCGCTGAATGACTATCTTGTGGATGCGAATAAACAGGAAAAAGACATTAAAGCAGGAGAGTGGCAGTCAGCAACCGGAACATCTTTTAAGGCGGTAAGATTTGCAAATGGAGAAATACCATTTCAGATTGTTGCCCCTACTCCGATGAATACTTGTGTTATTTATAATCGGAGCACGGAAGAACCGGTTCTTGCAGTACAAGAACTTAAGGACGAGGATGGAAGATGGTACAAACTGTGCTATACAGACAGTCATTCATGCAAAATTCAAAATGGAGTAGCTTCTGAATGGAAATTACATGCATTTGGAAGCATTCCTATTGTTGAGTTCCCAAACAACCACGAAAGAATATCGGACATTGAACTTGTCATAGGGCTCCTGGATGCCATAAACAACATGCAGTCAAACAGAATGGATGGGATTGAGCAGTTTGTTCAATACTGGGTTAAGTTTGTAAACTGTGAAATCGACAATGAGACGTTTGAAAAAATGAAAATGAACCATGCTTTGACGGTAAAGTCCAACAACAAGGACAACAAAGCCGATGTTGAGATCATGACGCAGGAACTTAACCAGAGTCAGTGCCAGGTGGCAAAAGATGATCTGCTTGATAATTTACAAGCAATACTAGCAATACCAAACAGAGAGTCTCAAAACTCTGGAGGAGATACACAAGGTGCCGTATCCTTAAGAGCTGGGTGGGATTTCTCAAAGACTAGGGCAAAACAAAAAGACCCTATTATCAAGTCAGCAGAGAAAAGACTGGCAATAATAATATTAAATATTTTAAGGGTAACTGGAAATGACTTGAAAATATCTCCAAGAGACTTTGATGTTCAAATTAACCATAGCCCATTAGATAACCTTTACACAAAAACACAGGCACTTGCACAAATGCTGCAATCTGGAATAAATCCAAGAATAGCAGTTGCAACTTGTGGATTATGGGGAGATGCCGAAAAGGTATCTTTACAATCACAGCCATATTTTGATGCTTTATATAAAACAATAGATATGGTAAATGAAGAAAAGAAAAATATAAAAAATCAAAAGCCGACAGTTTAGTTTTTGTTTGCTCTTGATTTCACATAATCATTTAAAATGCTTACCATAAGGTTATTAAGAGAACGCATATCTTCTTTTGCAATAAGTTCAAGAGAGGATTTAAGTTCCTTCTCCATAACAATGGTAGTTTTAACCTTATTTTTAGAAATTTGTCCTTGAGACATATTATCACCTCACTTTTATACATTATAAATTGCTAAAAGATAATTGTCAAGTTGCTTGCAAGTTACTAGCAACTATGATATAATAAAAACAAAGGAGATGATAATATGACAGATAAAGTAAAAGGAAAAAATTATACTCATGGATTAACAGGGACAAGAGTATATAAAACTTGGGAAAGCATGAAAGCAAGGTGTTATAACAAAAATGATAACAAATATGAAAAGTATGGCGGAAGAGGTATTAAAGTATGCGATGAATGGCTAGGGGAAAATGGTGTAAAGAGTTTTGCTGAATGGGCATATGCCAATGGATTTGACGAAAATAAACACCAAAAAGAACAGAGCATTGACAGAATAAATGTTGATGGCGACTATGAACCAAATAATTGTAGATTTGTAAACGCAAAGGTTCAAGCAAATAATAAAACAAATACAGTTTTTCTTGAATATCAAGGAAAAAGAAAAAGTTTACAAGAATGGTCGGATGAATTAGGAATTGCAGAATCGACTATTCGATGGAGAATAAGCAAAGGGTATTCAGCAGAAAAAGCGTTGACTACCAAAGTTAGAAAAACATTAAATACAGGGAAAAAGTATTTAACATACAAAGGAGATACAAAGACGGTTTCAGAATGGGCAAGATATTTAAAAATTGAACCTAAAATATTATATTCAAGATTGGGACGAGGGTGGACAATAGAAAAAACAATAGAAACACCCGTAGGTGCTGATAAGTGGCACAAAACAAAATAATAATTATTGGAAATAAGACAGCTACCGAGTAATCGGCTGCTGTTTTTATTTTATAAAAATTCGCAAAGTTGTGAGCGTAAAAAACAACAGTGTCATTCGGTGTCGTTGCACCGCAAAAATTCGTAAAGACATATCGGAGGTAATCAATGAAAAGAGAAGAGTTAATTGCAATGGGTATCAGTGAGGAAAATGTTGAGAAAATCATTGCTGATTACGGCAGTGCCGTACAGAGAGAACAGGCAAAAGCAGCAGAGCTTAAGGCAAAGGCAGACAGCGCAGATGAGTTGCAGAAAAAGCTGGATGAAATGGAAGCAGGAAACCTCACGGAACTTGAAAAAGCAAACAAGGCGTTAGAGACAGCAAATCAGCAGATTGCAGATATGCAGAAAAAAAACGCCATCAGAGATCAGCGCGAAGCTTTGATGGAAAAGTTAAAAATCAATGCAGAGCAGGCAAAAACGGTCGTCAAAGATGATGGAAGCCTTGATTATGACGCTCTTGGAAAGATTACATCCGAAAAGGAAACCGCAGCAGCGCAGGCAAAGGAACAGGAGATCGCAAATAATTCTGAAAATCCGGGCGGCGGTACTGCAGGTGGAGAGAATAAAAAAACGGCAGATGTTGAAAATGCCGAAAGTATCAGCTTTGGCGAACCGGCAAAAAATGCAGAAGCCAAAGACCATTATGTTTTATAGGAGGTAAATTATGGGAAAACCGATTGAAAGAGACTTTACACAGAGTAAAGGAATTTTAAAATTCTTTCCTTATGAGGGTGCGGCGTGCATCGTTCCGCAGACAATGGTAACAAGTGCAGATGAGAACGGAAAGAAAATTGCAAAGGCAGGAACACCATTTCCTAGCAATGATGCATCTTGCAAAGGATATCTTCTGGAAGATGTTGACGTAACAATGGGAGATGCGCCGGGAACTTATGTATATCAGGGTTCTATTGACAGCGCAAAGGTAACAGCGAACGGAGTGACCGTGGAAGAAACTGCAAAAGCAGCAACACCGCGTGTCACTTTTTTTGATTAAGAAATGGAGGTATTAGAGAATGGCATTACCATTAGCAGAAGCATTTACCGCAAGAAGCCTTGGGGTTATGTGGAATAATTATGAAAAAACGCTTGGTTCTGCGCCTTACTTAGGCAGACAGAAATTTGGAACCAGAAAACAGGACAGCCTTGAGCTTAGATTTATCAAAGGGAAAAACGGTCTTCCAGTATCCTTAAAGGCATCCAATTTTGATGCGCAGGCAGAGCTAAGAGACGTCGGTGGATTTTCTGACATTCAGAACGAGATGCCTTTCTACCGTGAATCTTACATGGTAACAGAGCGTGAAGAGCAGGAGTATGCAAATTACCAGTCGGCAGAAAATTCCAACATGGCAAACCAGGTGCTTAGAGAAATCAGCAAAAAACCGATGATGCTTATTGAGGGGGCAAGAGTAGTGCCGGAACGCCAGATTTGGCAGTTATTAGCACCATCTGATGGTATTCCAAGAGTACAGGTAACAATTGGCGGGAAAAGCTACTATGTGGATTATACTTCGGACAATGGAGTGGCGCACAAGAGAGACCATTACAAGGATATCTCTGGAAGCGATACCGATAAATGGTCTGCACCCGAAACAGCAACGCCACTTGATGACCTTATCGAGATTAAACGTGAGTTTGCAAAGAAAACCGGATATTCCCTTGCGCGCTTTAGCATGAATACAGAAACATGGGAAATGGTCCTTAAGGCGGAGGACACAAAGAAACAGGTGCTTGGAATTACTGCTTACAATGGCGGTATTCGCTTACAGCAGGGGCAGGTTACAGAGTATCTTAGAGGATACGGCATCGAGATTGAAGTTTATGACAAACTTTACATCGACCCTGCAGACGGTGCTACCAAATATTTTATTCCTACAGGAGTTATTTCGGCGCAGGCATCCGGTGTGTACCTTGGAGATTATGTCTTTGGAAAGACACCGGAAGAGAGAAGCGGAAGTTTAACAGACGGAAACCTTTCTATTGTAGAAACCGGCATTTCGGTATATACATACGCAACAAATCATCCAATCAACACCCATTGCGTTGTGTCAATGATTGGATTGCCTACTTTTGAGGGCATGGACAGCGTTGTTGTCATGAAAGTTGCGTAGGAGGTGCGGTATGATTGCTGAATACACGGTAAAACGCAATGGAAGATGGTACAAAGCAGGAGATGAAATCCCGGACATTGTTCCGGGAGAGAAATCTTCCGGCGGTTACACCAAGACAGAGATTAACAGAATGAGCACTGCTGATTTACAGGCACTTTCCGCTGAACATGGGATCGAGGGTGCAGAAGAAATCAGTGGAGCGGAACTGAAACGCATTTTGATCGAGCAGTTCGGATTATAGGTATGGAAGAATGGACGAATATACAACATTAGAGCAGGTCAAAATCAGACTGAAACAATTTCATATTGAAACCGTTACGGATGAAGATGGTGTTACTTCTGATGTTGTCGTGTTCGACCAGAAAGAAGATAATCCTTACATTGAACAGCTTATCAAGCAGGCAAGAAATGAAGTGGTAAGCAAGCGGAATTACCCGGAAAGCTACACGGATGAAAAAATATCCGAAGATTTGAAACAGTTTGAGGATGTAATCGTCAATTTAGCCGTGTACGACCATTCACAGGCAGGAGAAGCCTATATGGCAAGTTATTCAGAAAACGGTGTGAGCCGTAGCTGGAAAGACAGGGAAAGCCTGTTTGTGGGAGTATTTCCGTTTGTAAAAGCATTATAACCGTATGGGATTCCATCTGGTTAGAAGATTGTGCGTTACGTTTTGCCGGCGTCGACAAAACGTAGCAGGCGGCACACATTGAGCGGTGGTGGGCGGTGTGCCATAAAAAATGAAAGGCGGTATATGATTTGACGATTGAAATATCAACAGCAATCATTATAAGCGTGCTGTCGCTTGGTTTTTCCGTCTTTATGGGCTTGAAGAGCAATAAAAGAACAGACAACACGGAACTTGAAGAGCGCGTGAGGGAGAACACACGCATTAACATGAAGTTGGATGCCATTTCAAACAACACGACCGAGATCAAAAATGAAGTTTCCGAGATGCGAAAAGAAATCAATTCTCATGACAACAGGATCATAAAGGTGGAGGAAAGTGTGAAATCGGCTCATCACAGAATTGACGGAATAGAAACCCGTCTTAATGATGAAAAGGAGGTTTAATCATGGATATTATACAGGCGGTAATTGCTAACATGACAATTATTCTGGCGATTATTGGTGCGCTGGCATTTGTTGTGTCTGTGGTAACACAGGTAATCAAAGGTGTAGGCGTATTTTCTAAGGTTCCGACGGACATCTTGGTATTTGTTCTTTCCATCGGTATCACGGTCGCTGCGTTTGTGGCATACATGCAGTACATACAGACAACAATTTTATGGTATATGATCTTGGCGGCTATTATTGCAGGATTTATTGTTGCGTTTGTCGCAATGTATGGATGGGAAAAGCTTTCTGAGCTGTGGAAGCGGTTCGGCAAGGATGTGAAGTGAAATGCTTGAAATTAACAAGCAAAAAATGAATTATTCGCTACAGAGCGGAAAGGTTCCGGTGTATGTGACGGACGAGGATGGAAACATCGAATATTCGTCATATACCGACTCTGATGGAAATGTAATTTATTACCTTGATGAGGATGGAAACAAAATACCGAAAACAACCGGAGAGTATACAACAGGTTATGAAAAGCCTGTGGTTTTTTATTCTTCAATCAGCAATAAGTTGAGTGAAGCACTTATAAAAGAGTTTGGCGTTGACAATTCAACAAACTTTGTTCAGATTGTCGAGGACAAAGGGAAACTTCCATTGAGCGTCGGCTCTTTGGTATGGAAACGGTCAGATGTAAGGTACAAAGATGAAGAGAATACAATCGTTGACGAAAATTCGGCTGATTACATCGTAAAAGGTGTCGCAGACGAGGGATTGACGGTTGATTTGTTCTTATTGCAAAAAAATGTGAAGTAGGTGCGGCATGGGGAAGAAAGTAATCACAATGAGCCTGTCTGAAAAGTCTATTCAGAACGCCATACGAGAGCTTAGAGCCTATCAAAACAGATTGACATACAAATGTCAGCTATTGGCAGAAAAACTCGCGGAAAAGGGCGTAGAGATTGCCAGAGTGCAAATTGCTGACCTTGACGCAATATTTACATCGGAACTGATTTCAAGTGTTCATGCGGAATATGAAGGAAGCACTAAGGGCGGCGGTATATGGGCGGTAATAGCCGGTACAGACCATGCCGCATTTGTTGAGTTTGGAACCGGAATTGTGGGACAGCAAAGTCCTTATCCTGGGAAACTGCCAGAGGGTGTTTCGTGGCAGTACGCAAGTGGAAAAACTATCCATCAGATTTCAGATGGAAGATATGGATGGTTTTATCAGGACGACAATGGCGATTGGTGGTTTACAGAGGGAATGCCAAGCCGACCATTCATGTATCTGACCGCAAATGAGTTGCGTCAGATTGTTACACAGACAGCGAAGGAGGTGTTTGGATAATGGCAGGCAACCAGTGGGTATTTGACCTTGAAACAAACATTTTTTCCAATGTTGTAACGATAGCAAAACCAAAACTCCAGAAGAAATACAAAAGCATGAATTTTGACACTGCATTTACAACGGTTGAAAAGAACCTAGATAAAGACCCTGTTTTCCCGACTATTTACATCCATGAGATGCCGGGGCTTGAACGTGGGGCAGATTTAGAGGGCACATCCGTAAATGCAGTGCAGGAAACAATACAGGTTGACGTCATTACAAACACAAAGCAGAGCGATGCAAAAGGGATCATGGCTATTTTAGCCGATGCCTTTAAGCAGATGCGATTTCAAATTACAGCAATGCCGGAGTTTAAAAACGACAGCGAAAAAAAATTTAGAAGCGTTGCAAGGTTCCGGAGGATAATCGGAGCCAACGACAGATTGATGTAAAAGAGCCGAAAGGCTCTATTTTTTATGCACCGGGCGCAAAGATATGCGTCTGATAACCGCATTATTTGGCGGTAGAAAGAGAGGAAAAAATGGCAGAAGCAGGATTGTCTACGTTAGGCATTACGTTTGGCTATGGAACAGAAACAACAGCTGGGACAAAGCCTACATCATTTAAACAGCTTACAAGAATTAACGCAATCGGCGGTATCAACATTGAGCCGGAGCAGATCGACGCATCCGCTTTAGAGGATGCAATTACCAGATATGTAAAAGGGCGCGCAGATACAGGCGGTTCATTCCCTATCACGGTAAACCTTACAGACGCCACAAAAGAAGAGTGGGAAGCACTTATCACGGCGTACAAAGCGCTTACCGATGGGAAAAGAATGTGGTTTGAAACCATTATTCCTGGATTCGCAGATGCGTTTTTTGTGGTTGCGCAGCCACAGGAGCAGATACCGCAGCCGGAGATTGGTCAGAATGAGCTTTTGACGGTTGAAATGAACCTTACCATTGAGGAATACAAGGGAATGGACACGGCTGTGGCGTTCACACCGGGGGAATAACACGTCAGTCGAATAGTTCGGTTGAATCGGCTGACGATAATCAGACAACCGAATCGGAACTTGAGGAAACATTGTAAAAGAATAGGGCGGTCTTCGGACTGCCCTTTCCCTATAAAAAGGGAGAAAGGGAAAGAATATGACAAAATTAAAGCTTGGAGAGAAAGAGTTACAGATTAAATTCGGATATGAAGCAACAGTAAAAAGCGGAATCATTAAGAAGATCGCGGGTCTCGAGCAGAAGACCGATGATCTTGAGGTTATTGACAGCATGCTTTTCCTTCTGCCGGAGTTAATTCTGGTAGGTGCTCAAAAGTTTCACGGTGACGAACTTGGCTATAATCCGGCAAATGAGGATGAGAAAGATGAAAAAATGGGCGTTGTATACGCCATGTTAGATGATTACTTTGACTCTGATGATTCGGATGTGCAGGCACTTTACAACAGCCTTTTAAGTGAATTGTTGGAAAACGGTTTTTTATCGAAGTTGCTCAATGCGGAGCGGAAGAAAACAGCGAAAACAAAGTAGCGGATAAGAAATCAGAAGATCTTACATGGGAAAGATATTGCACGGAAATCCGCCCGTTTTGGCTTTTAGTTACAAAGGGGTACGGATTTACTGTGCATGAAATAGACACGTCTTGTCCGGCTGATTTAAAGCCATATGCAGACGCTTACAACTTAGAGAAAAAGCAAAAAGACAATGATATGTGGATGTGGTTTGGAACATATGGATTGTCAGCGGTATCGGTGGCAGTAGAACATTGTCTTGCTGGTAAAAAAGCTAAATCAAAGTATGTAGACAAGCCTATCACAGAGCATAGTTTGTTAAACGATTCTGAAATGACGGAAGAGGAAATTCAGAAACAGAGAAAATTATTTGTGGCAAAACTCAAAATTATGCAATCAAATTATGAGTTGAGCCACCCAAAGAAAGAAGAGGTGCCACATGAAAATTAAAGGTATTGATGTTTCCGGGTACAATGGAAATATTAACTGGTCAAAAGTAGCAGAGAACGGCGTTGAATTTGCCATTTTGAAAGTAATCCGAAAAGATTTGCAGCCGGACAAGTATTTTGAAGCAAACTGGACAGGAGCAACAGAAGCTGGCGTTCCAGTGCAGGGCGTATATAATTACAGCTACGCAACCAACGCAGAAAAGGCACAGACCGATGCGAAAAGAGTGATCGAAGTTCTTGCCGGAAGAAATGTGATGGTGTGGCTGGATGTAGAGGATAAGTGCCAGCAGAATATTGGCGATAAGATTGTCTCTATTATCAATGAATATCAGAAGATCATTGAAGCCGCAGGGTGCAAATTTGGTGTATACACGGGTCTGTCTTTTTACAACAGCTATATCAAGCCATATCTTGAGCATATTGATTGCCCGTTTTGGGTTGCAAGATACCCGTCCAGTACGCCTATGATGATTACGGCGGACGCACCGGAAGACAAGAAGCCTGATATTCTTCATGAACTTTACGGATGGCAGTACAGTTCAAAGGGATTTGTAGCCGGTGTTTCCGGATGCGTCGATCTGAATGAACTGTATGTAGCGGTAGACACGGTAAATGTCATGCCGGAGCCAGAGAACACGCTTCATAAGGTTGGAGAGGAAATCACGGTTTCTTCTTACTACAAATCTTCCACGGCTGGTATTGGAGATGCGATCATCAAGTATGCTTCCGGAACGATTACACGAATCAAAGCGGGTACGCATAATCCATATTGCTTTTCAAAAAATGGAGTTGCAGTAGGCTGGTGCAACGATGGAGATATTCGATCAACGGATGCTTCTGTGCAGTCTACAGATAAAAAAACAACGTATACGGTACGACGAGGAGATACGCTTTCAAAGATCGCAAAAGAAAACAATGTAACGGTTGCAAAATTGCAGAAAGACAACGGGATCAAGAACCCAAACAAAATTTATGTAGGGCAGAAAATTTTGATTCAGTAAAAAATCAAGGACGGTAAGGTGTCACAGCCTACCGTCTTTTTATTATGCGTAGAAAGTTGGTGCGGTCATGGCAGATATTGATGAATTACAGATAAAAATTAAGGCTGATTCTGCAAAAGCGAGTGATTCCATTGATAAACTTGCATCAAGTTTGGATAGTCTTGGGAAAAGTCTATCATTTGATACCAGTAAACTTTCAAACATAGCATCTGGAATTAGAAGCATGTCTGACGCGGCAACAGGGTTTAAGGGTGCAAAATCAAAAGAGATTACATCACTTGCCACCGCATTAAGCAAATTCTCAAATGTAGACACATCATCTTTCTATGGTATATCTGCGGCAATGAAAAATCTTGCTGCAGGAATGAAAGATACGAAAATGATTGATGCCAGCGGTATTTTAAATACGGCTTCGGCATTATCAAAAATGGGCGGAAAACTTGCCACGGTTGGTACTGATAATCTGGTAAAGATTAAGGACGATTTGGCTTACTTTGTCAAAGGAATGAACAGCGTAGGGGCGCTTAACTTTGATACAACAGGTTTGACCAATCTGATAGGAAGTATCAGCAGACTTGGTGGTAAGATTTCTACACAGGCGACAGCCAATTTACCGCAAATATCAGCGCAACTACAGAATTTTGTTCGCCAGATGAATAAAATCGGCGAACTGAAATTTGATATGACAAACATGAGTAGCCTTGTGACGTCCATATCAAGGTTAGGAAGCGTTGCGAGCGGCAGGGCAGTAAACAACATACCTTTGCTTGCAGATAACCTTAAATACCTGTTTGAGACTCTTTCAAAAGCGCCTAACGTAAGCGCAAACATCATCCGGATGACAGAAGCACTTGCCAATTTGGCAAAAACAGGCGCATCATCCGGTAGAGCAGCAACATCACTCGGAAAAAGTTTGAACATTTTTAGTGGATCTGCGAACAAGGCGAAGAGTAGCAGCTTTAGCCTTGCTGCAGCGTTGGGAAAGCTGTACGCATCATACTGGCTGTTGTTTCGTGCTTTTTCAAAGATCAAGGATGCTATCGACATATCATCTTCTTTGACAGAGGTTGAGAACGTTGTACGTACCACGTTCGGCAATTATGAGAAGCTGATACAGGACTTTTCAAAAACATCCATACAGGATTTTGGCATGTCAGAGTTGACCGCTAAACAGGTGGCAAGCCGATTCCAAGCTATGGGTACAGCCATGGGATTTTCACAAGGAAAGATGGCTGACATGTCGCTACAGCTTACAAAGCTGACTGCGGATATGGCTTCTTTCTACGATATGGAACAGTCTGATGTTGCAAGGAACCTGCAGGCAGTATTTACCGGGGAGACAGAGCCTTTAAGAAAATACGGGCTTGACCTCACACAGGCTACCCTTAAAGAGTGGGCTATGAAACAGGGACTAGATGCCGACATTTCGTCTATGACGCAGGCAGAAAAGACCATGCTCCGGTATCAGTATGTTATGGCTAATACAGCCGCGGCGCCAGGAGACTTTGCGAGAACATCAGACACATGGGCAAACCAGATAAGAATACTTAAGCAGTCATTTGAACAGCTTGCGGCTATTATCGGTGGCGCACTGATTAACGCTTTTAAACCGTTTGTAAGAACTCTTAATGCAGTCATGCAGAAAGTTATTGCTTTTGCAACGACAGTAACCAATGCGTTAGGATCAATCTTCGGATGGAAATTTGAGATTTCTGCCGGTGGTTTGGCAGATGATTGGTCTGATGCAGCAGGGAGCGCGGCTGATATAGCAGACAGCACTGGACAGGCAGCGAAGAACGTTGAAAAGATGAATAAGGGCTTAAGAGCCTTTGACGAACTGAATCTGATTACAACTCCGGATAATTCAAGCGGATCTGGTTCTGGTGGTTCCGGCGGTGGTGGTGCATCCGGCGGTGGTGCGTCCGGTGGGCTGGTACAGGTAGATACCATTTTCAAAGACTATGAAAGTCAGATCAGAAGTTTGCGGGAACTTGGGGCATATATCAGCGATGCGCTATCAGATGCCATGGAATCTATTGACTGGGATAGAATTTATTCCAAGGCTAGAAACTTTGGAAAAGGGCTGGCAGATTTCCTTAATGGTCTTATTACACCAAGATTGTTCGGAGATGTCGGCATGACGATTGCAAGGGCGCTGAACACAGCAATTTATGCAGCCTTGTCATTTGGAGAAGAATTTGACTGGACAAATCTGGGAGATTCCATTGCCGCAGGAGTGAATCGCTTCTTTGAAACGTTTGATTTTTCGGCACTTGGTAGAACGATCAATACATGGGTTCACGGAATATATGACACTATTACAACAGCAATTGGAAATATCAAGTGGTCAGAAGTATGGGATGGTGTAACGGATTTTTTGAGTGAAATTGATCTTGAGACAATATCTCTTATTATTGGAGCATTTGCACTTAAGTATGCAGGGAAATTTCTTACAGGTAAAATTCTTAAGGAAACGATAGGAAAACTGATTAGTGAGAAGTTTGTGGCGGCGTTTGGACAAGAGTCAGTAAAGTCAATTCTTTCTTATATAGTCCCAATTTCACTTTCCGTTGCAGTTGGGGCGTTAACTTTTACTATTGGAAAAGACAGTATAAAAAAAGATGCAGAAAATCTAGTAAAAGCATATAAGGATGGTGGATTTTTACAATATTTGCAAGAAAGCTTAAAGCAGCTTATAAATCCGTTTGAGTGGATAAATGCATATGGTGGGGGCATTTTGAGTCAAAAAGGAATACTTGATCGTTATTCAGACGGAGTTGACTTAAACATTAAGATGCCGAAAAAAGAAGATTATGCATCTTTAGATGAATACCAAAAGGCACTAAACGATTTTAACAATAATGTACCAGACAGCCTAAAAGTTCCAAGTAGCTTTGATTTAAAAGCATGGATAGATGAGTGGAAACAAATAAATGGTTTAGATAATGTGGACTTAAGAGCAGAAGTTGTTCTTCCAAACTTGAGAGAAAAAATATCTGGGTTTAAAGACGACGTAAAAGAATGGTGGGGATTAGATGTTGAACTACCCGTTCGCAATAAATTAACAACAACTTTAGAGGATGTTTCTTCATGGTGGGAAGATGTAAAGGAATATTGGGGAGAAAAAAAGCTCTCAATACAGACAGAAATAGGAGAAATAAAAGGTAAAATAGAAGAAAAGTGGAATGAAGCATCTGAATACATTCAAGAAAATATTTTGCCTTGGTTTACTAAAGATCATTGGCTTGAAATAGGAAACGGAATAAAAGAAGGTCTTTCGACTAAATGGGAGGAATTCTCTACATGGTGGAGTGACACAGGTATAGCCGTTTGGTGGAACGAGAAAGTTTCTCCATGGTTTACAGTAAATACATGGAAAAATCTTGGAGAAAGCATAAGAAAAGGTCTATCTAAAAAGTGGGAGGAATTTACTGGATGGTGGGAAAACACAGGATTCTATAAGTGGTGGAATCAAGATGTTGCTCCAAAGTTTACAACAGACAAGTGGACATTTAGTGGTATTTCAGATGGATTGAAAAATGCATGGAATAATGCTATAGCTGCTGTAAAGCACATATGGAACGGATTTGCAAACTGGATGAACTCAAAGCTTTCTTTTTCGTGGGATGCGGTAAACATTGCTGGAAAGCAGATTGTTGGAGCCGGAAGTATAAATCTCGGAAAAATTCCTACTTTTGCCGCCGGAGGATTCCCAAGCCAGTACAGTATGTTTATGGCGGGAGAAAATGGACGGGCAGAAATTCTGGGGACTGTTGGAGGGAAAACAGCGGTTGCCGGTGGACAGGAAATTACAGGTATTCGAGATGCAGTGTACAGTACGGCGCAACAGGAAATGGAATTGCTAAGACAGCAAAATCAGTTGCTTCAAGGAATTTTGGAAAAAGAATTTGGGATTACATCAGAACAGATCGGAAAAAGTGCTCGCAATTATGCAAAAGATTATTTTAACAGAACTGGAAGAGAAGCATATATTTTCTAATGACAAATACCGCCACTTGTGGTAGAATTATTTTATTACAAGTGGCGGGAGGAAAAGATGGGGATATTTTTAAGAGAACCAAGTTATAATAGCGGAAACGGGAAATGGATTGTTTATGTGGCTATTATAGCACTCATTTTGGGTGTAATATATGGCGGGAATGATTTGGAGAAAAATAAAGAAAAACAATCGGATGAAAACAAAGTTGTTGAGAGTGAAACCACAGAAGTTGAAACAAACGTTGTTACGTATGGTCATTCTTTTGAAGCAAACGGTTTTAAAATTACTATTAATGAAACAAGCTCTGATTTTAAGGATTATGATAATGATTACGGATGGAATACTCCAGAAGAAGGAATGAAATACGTTATGGCTTCATTTACCTTTGAGAATACAGGGAATATAGATTCGTATGTCAGCATATATGATTTTAAATGTTACGCGGACAATGAATTGTGTGAACAGGTTTACAATTTAGATGACAGTGACTTTATTAATGTAAACTTATCCACCGGAAGAAAAGTATCGTTTAAGACATATTATTTAGTTCCAAAATCAGCCAAAACAATAGATTTGGAGTATGAAACAAACTTTTTGACAGATAAAAAAGAAGTGATAAAAATACAGTAGTGGAAAGAAGGGGCGCAGTGATGCGCTTGACAAATAAAAACAGAAGATATATAATTCCAAATAATTAAAAATCACGCAGGTAGATTCAAGAAGTTTAGAACGTCCTGCAAGCCTATGAGGAATAGGTGCGGATTCGTGACCGCCAGAGATTGAAGAGATTCAGTCTTTGGTGGTCTTTTTATTTAATAAAAACCATCAAGGAGGAATGGTATATGTTAGTAGAAATTAAGACAGTAAAAAAAGAAGAGGTAACGGTAGTAACAAGTCTTGATGTGGCGGAAACATTTGGTAAGGAGCATAAGAATGTTCTTGCTGATATAAGAAATATTCAGAATGATATTAGTAGCGCTGAATTTTCAGCTCTATTCTATGAAGAGACTTATACAGCATCAAATGGGAAGAAAAATCCTATGTATTACATGAACAGAGACGGTTTTACACTTTTAGTCATGGGGTATACAGGAGAAAAAGCCATGCAGTTTAAACTGGCTTATATCAAGCAGTTTAATGCGATGGAGAAGGCTCTTATTGGTAAAATCAAAGAACGAGAAAAAGGTATTGCCGTTAGGCAGGCTTTAACAAAGGCAATTCAACAGTCTGGAGAAAATGACAGGATGCATGGACACGCATATTCTACTTATACAGATTTGGTTTACAAGGCAGTTTTGGGGAAATCTGCAAAACAGTTGAGAGATGAATACGTAATAGGGAAACAGGATAATTTAAGAGATTTTCTATCAGAAGAAGAACTTGCAAAAGTGAAATCCGTAGAGATGGTAGTTAGCGGTCTTGTGGATTGTGGCTGGGGATATGATGAAATAAAGTCGTTTATTACGAATAAAGAAAGAAAGCTAATTGCAGCATAAAACGCGGAAGTAATTCACACGCCGGAGAAAATTGTGATTAAAGCGACCAATATCGAAGTAATCACAAAATAGATAAAGAAAAAGAAGTGGCATCTATCAAATTGGTGGTAGGTGCTATTTTTGTACCCATTTTTAGGAGAATAGCCATGAAAAAATATAAACCAATAGACTGGAGCAAGTGCCCGGAAAGTCGCACACCAATAGGAAATCCGAATAATTGCGTCGTGGCGGATATTCTGCCGGACGGAAAAACTGAAATCTTATTTTCAAGTGATGATAACGGTATTTATATTTGCAAAACTGAAAAGAAAACTTGATTGGAGGTGTTTGGCATGGCGTACAGCGGATGGCTGTTAAAGATTGGAAATTACACAGTACCAATGTCTTTCATGAAACCGGAGACATATAGCCCATATGTGAATATGCAGGACTTAGATGATTATACGGACGCTAACGGCTATCTACATAGAAATGCCGTGGAATTAAAGGCGTTAAAAGTTGAGTTTGAAACACGGGCTATGCTTACAAACACGGAATTTAATGCCATTATAAGTAAAATCCGTCAGCAGTTTACTAATGCAACCGGAAGAGCCTGCTATATCACGGCATACATACCGGAATATGACGATTATGTAACACAGTATGGTTACATGGCAGATTTTCAACCTACAATATACGGGACGTATGGAGGTCAAATTCACTACAACTCTGTAAGACTGGCATTTATAGGGGGTGTATACGATGGTTAATTACCAATATTCAAGCCTGTTTTTAAAGGACAGCGTAGACAAACAGTTAAACATCGTATCTGATGATGGGAAAATCAATATCACAAACACCGAACTGCACCAAGAAAAATTTGAATTGACAGAAAGCTTGTGTTCGGAATCTGAATTAACATTCGGGGCATGTGAAGCCGGGATGATTAAATTCACGGTGTCCAATGTATTCTTGCCAATGAAAGGCAAGTGGTTGACTGCAAAGATGACTCTTGATGGTCACAAAGATAAACCATTCCAAATAGGAAGATACAAGGTTTATTCTGACACACCTACGGCAGATCGGACGTGCCGGGATGTGGTAGCTTACGATGCTTTGTATGATATTTTATCATCTGATGTTACTGATTGGTACAATCAGATACTTCCACAAAAAGATAGCAAGGTAACGCTCAAACAATTCAGAGATAGCTTTTTTAATCATTTTGGAGTGGAACAGGAAGAAGTATCTCTTGTAAATGATGAAATGATTATTGAAAAAACTGTAGAAGTGAAAGCATCAAGTAGCGGAAGTTCAGATACCGCAGAGAAAAGCACGATAGGCGAAGCCATAAGCGGAAAAGAGGTTTTGTTTTGTATACTTGAAATTAACGGTTGTATGGGAAATATCGGACGCGTTGGAAAGTTTCGCTATGTGTACTTAACGCAAGAGATGCAGGGGCTTTATCCGGCGAATAATCTTTACCCGGCGGATGATCTTTATCCTAGAAATCCAAAGAGCACCAGCATAAGTAAAAGCCAGTACATTTCAGCACAATATGAAGATTATATTGTCAGAACGATTGACAAACTGCAAATTCGTGAAAAAGAGAATGATATAGGAGCGATTGTAGGTGATGGCGGAAACACTTATGTGATCGAGGGAAATTTCCTTGTTTATGGGAAAGGGACAAAGGAATTAAACGAAATTGGAGAAAAAACGTTATCAAAGATAAAAGGAATTATATACAGACCATTTAGTGCTGACTGCAAAGGAAATCCATGCCTTGAGGTCGGAGATGCGGTACGGTTGACTACAAAATATGAACTGATCGAGACTTACATCCTAAAGCGCACGCTGAAAGGCATACAGGCTTTGCGTGACGATCTGGAAGCGGACGGGGAAGAGTACCGGGCAAGTAAGGTCAACGGAATACAGCGGAGCATATTGCAGCTGAAAGGCAAGAGCAACACGCTGGAACGGTCAATTGAGGAAACAAAGTCGACAATCGTTGATGTGGAAAAGGGCTTGCAGTCCCAGATCACACAGACAGCCACAGAAATCCGTTCAGAAGTAAAGAATACCACTGACGGGTTATCATCACGGATTACCCAGAATTCAGAAAGCATTACTGCAGAGGTAAACCGGGCAACAAATGCAGAGGGAACATTATCATCAAAGATAACCCAGACAGCAGAAAGCATTACTGCAGAGGTAAACCGGGCAACAGAAAAAGAGGGACAGCTTGCGGCGGCAATACAAATTAATGCAGAGGGGATCACAAGCAAAGTTTCCCGAGACAGTGTCGTTTCGGAAATTAACCAGTCAGCAGAGGGACTAAAGATTAGAGCTGATTTGTTGGAACTCAGGGGATCTGTGGAGATGACCGGCGGGTATGTGCACATTGACGCGACAGAGAGTACGGACAACTTGGTTGAATTGAAACGGGAAGGCACTCTTGTGCAGATGGGAACAGATGGATTGAAGTCAGTAGCAGATACGAGGGAACTCACAGCCAGCTATTCGGCAGTATCAGTGCGTGATACATCAGCCAATACGATTGCACAGATGTTGTCGACCGGAAAAGGAATCTCATCCTACGGGTGGGAATCTTATTCGGACAAGCGACTAAAACACGGTATAGAATCTCTTGATCGGGAAAAGAGCGCAGCGCTTATACAGTCTCTGCGTCCGTGCCGATTTATTTATAACTATGACGCCGCGGGACATTACCGGCATGGTCTGATTGCACAGGAAGTGCTGGCGGCGATTGGAGATGAAGACTGGGCAATCTGTTCCGAAAATCCAGATCCGGATGGCAATACCTATTATGCACTTGACAAAACAGAACTGATCGCTGATCTGATTGCTGCGGTGCAGTTACAACACGAAGAGATAGAGCAGTTGAAAGAGAGGATGGAAAAGTATGAACAAAGCGTATAGCCGTATTAACTGGGAAAATTACCCGAGCGATGCAACACCTATAAATAAGGTAAATCTTAACAGACTGGACAGTGCGACAGACATACTTGACGACCGTGTGATTACTCTGGATACCACAAAAGCCACGAAAACAGAGGTGGCAACTCTTGTGTCGGATGTGACCTTTGAGGAGTCGACCGGAATCATCACGATCACAAAAAAGAATGGTTCAAAGAATCACTCGGTGAAACAAAAAGAGAAGTTGACAAATCAACGTAGTGGTGCTATGATACAAACCACGTTGATTTATCAACAAGTTTGGCGCGGCAGGAGGAATATGCCATGGAGGATCGCTTTGAAACATTCACCGTGCTCATCGCGCGGATCAGCCGGAGCATCCGGCGGCTGAAGGCGGAGGAG